CATTTACCACAAGCAGAAGAGTACAACTTGGTTCCTTGTGGCTTATCCTTCAAAATTTTTGCTATATTAATCTTTGCATCCATAATTAAATCGACTTTTGGTTTAAACAATATTGGTAGTGACTCATACTACAATTAGCGTATTTTGATATTTTTGGTAACTCCCCATTATAAGGAGTGACTTTCAATCCATCAATAAAATCGGCATTCTCGGTATACACTTCGGTATTATGCTCATTCATATATACTTTCTGTGCCGATGTAGAATGGCTTTCTGCTCTCAACTTACCAAGTGAACGCCAAACCTGCTTGCGATAGATGAACAATCCATGCAAAGGAATTGTCTTTACTTCTACTTTTGCTCCCATAACCTTAACCATTTAAAGATGATAATAACTATTTGATACCCTTGCGCCCAAATCGAAGCAGCCCACGGCATCCGGCTTTAAGAAGCGTTTCTCTAACTTCTCCAAAGCCACTTTATACTTCTGCTCCATGTGCTTGCAATGAAGTCTCTGAGCTAATTTAAGTTGCTCAACAACACCCTTGCGAGCAACTCTATATTGTTTATCGGACATCATAGCCTTATTCGTTCACATAGTTGATTACTTGCTCTTGACCTTGCTCATGCAAGTTATCGAAAGCGTCTTCTATAACTTTAGCTACTTGGTCGCCATTAAGGTTCTCCAGCATTTCGCTTACAACCTCTATCTGCTGGTCTGTTGCTAAAGAGCAAAACTTGTCAATAAGAAAGCTCTTCTGTGCATGGACGAGCATATCATCGAATAAATCCGATACATCTACACTAACTTTATAATATGCCATAATTTGAAATTTTAAAAGTAATTAGTTGTACCACACATCATTTGGCATAAGAGCCAATTTCCATCCATACTCTAGTTCATACCTTAATAGTTTAAGGTCGTTGCTAGTTACAGATGAAAGTCCAACAAATTTATTTTCGTACTCCATAACCTAATTGTTTAGTTGCCATATTTATAACGCAAATAATTAGCTTCTGAGCCAAAATAAAGCTCAGTGTCGCTCATATTTGCCTCCATCAAGTCTTTCTCTACATCTTTATAAGAAGGCACGCAATCCTTAACTCTTTGGCAGAACAAAGGATATTTTGAAGAAACGTCTTCTCCGTCATCATCATAGATATTAATCTTATCTACATTGTAATTTGGATAAGAAGAAATATTTCCATCTGAATGGATAACCTTTCTACTCTTAACGGACACCACGATTTCAGCAGGTTTGTTAATAGCATCAAACTCGCAAGTAAAATCATCAAGCTGCGCCTCAAAAGCCGCATCATTAATCTTTTCAGATAAGTTTTCAAAAAACTTTTTCATTTTCTTATTACAGTTTTTGTGGTGTGTCTCACCTTTTCAAATTAGTAACCTTGTTTCTTAATTACATTGCAAAGATACAAAGAATATTTGAAACATGCAAATTATTTAATGTATTTCTTTTATCTTTTAACACACTATAATACTGCTAACAAATAATTTGCTGACGTTAACATAAAAACCCCCACCACTACATTATTATATATAGTGATGGGGCAAACACCCAAGGGTATTTTGTCTTTGGGCTACTTTTCTTCCTTATCTTTAATTTCAACGAAATTGCCAATTCCCAAACGAGCCTTGTTGATGCAAGACGCAATCCAACCTATCAGATAGGCAGAAGGCTCGCCTCCGTGCTCCATATCAATAGCACCCTCGATGGCATCGCAGGCGTGAGAAGCTTCATGGCAACAAACTCCCATCCTCATAGTATTCTTGCTTGCAAAATTAATTAATATACAAAACTTCTTATTCGCTTTTTCCCTAACGTTATCGAAGGTCATTGCGTCAGTATTAGAGAAATCAACCCTCAAAAACCCGCCATTTCTACCTTCAAAACACTTGTTAGCGTCCTCTTGGTTCATACCAATAGCGACACACAACCTCCTTGGATAGATAACAGGGTCGTATTCGTAATATCCTTTCTTCATACCTCATCGTTTTTATGTTTCTTCCAACCTGCTTTTGAAAAAGCATACCAAGTATCACAAATATCAAGAGCGAGAATATCGCCTTGGTCTATAATAAAATCGTTCTCAAAACCTTCAACTTTAACATGCATCACTGCTATAGTATCATAAGGCTCGCTACGACCATCAATGCATGCGTTTTTAAAAAGCTTAGTCTTATATACACTCGTAACAATAGGCACTTGAAGAACGTCTGAAATATTCTCTGTGCTAATCTCTATCGACTTCTTAAACTTCTTCATATTCCTTACTATTTAAATTTCTCAAAGTGGAACTCTATTTGTTTATCAAAGTGCTCTTCTATTAAACCATAAGCGAGCGAAATCTTTACTTGGAAAGAAGCCTTACCATTAAGCAATCCTTTAGCCTGTCTTGTAATCTCTGAGCGAAATTGTTCCAAACTCATATCGCGCTTACGAAGATTACAAGACCTGCAAGATGGCATATAGTTCTCCATGCAGTCATCGCCATGAAAAACGACAAACCTTCCCTCCTTGTCACTCCACCGAGAGTAACAACCTCGATTCTTCGGAACAAGATGGTCAACCTGCATATCCTTATACTCTATACTCTTACCGCAATAAGCACAATGCCCATCGTATTTGCGATATATTTTAAGCCTATCTTCTTTTTTCATAATCGTTAATTATATTACCTACCAATATGCCACTTAGAGCAGACTTTGCATAAGTAAGGATGACAGCCGGATTCCTTTAACTTCGAATTCTGATTCAGAAACTCCCAAGCATCTTCTTCACTTTCATAAGTTACCTTTGCTTTCCAAGTATCTCCTTTTCTAACCCAATGCTCAGGATCTGGATGCAAAGGACAAGGAATATTTTTATTTCTTTTCTTCATAACTTCTTCAGAAATTTAAGTTGAAACCCTTCTGCCTTTTTTATTCCTGGGTATAGTTCCGTTAGAACCTCCCATACTCTTGTCTTGTGCCGATGCCACATAGTTACCGGATGCACACGCTCACCACTTGGTAATACATAGAAATCTGCCTTAATGGTATCAATATGCTCATAGTTTGCAGCTTTATATATAGTTCCCTTGTTACCTATGGACGTATCGGCATAAGATATAAGGTACTTGATTTCCTTATGTGTTGCCCTAATATACTTGTGCAAGAGAGAAAGACAAATCGTCTCGCTAAACTTTGGCATATCATCAGACAACCACATTCTGTCAAATTCCCTCACTTGATGGTAATCTAACACTTCGCCCTTTTCAGTCTTGATGTGCGGTCGGATTCCATACCCTATTTGCATAGCACCCCTAATCTTGCCTTTGTACAATACCAAAAGATTCAAGCAACTATTCTTCGTTACCTTGTGTGAAAAGTGATGAGGAACTATGATCGCATCTGCTTGCGCCTTATCGCACTCCATCAGCTTTATTCCCTTTTCCTTGCACTCGTAACCGATAACAAATCCGCAGAAGCCTAGCACTGGAGACTTGTTCAACTTTCTTCTTCTCATATCAATAATACCTCCAAAAATAACGTTTAAAATTGTCTAGCAAATGCTCTATACAAGCTTTGATTTCGCCTTCTCTCAAGAATCGGTTGCAAAAACCTATCAATTCATCACGTACCAACCCACGTTTTAAGGCTTCGTCTCTCATGGCTCTTATAAGAGCATCCGTTGTTTCTTTATTCCCATTTCTTACAACAGGATTGCAACAAAACACCTTGCACATATCCATAGTTTCAAAACAGACTTAACTGCCTACTCATGTTCTTTAATTCGTTATTGGCAAAATCGACTTGTCGCTGGTCTATCTCAAAACCTATATACTTTCTATCAAGATTAACACAAGCCCTTGCCGTTGTACCGCTCCCCATGAATGGGTCTAGAACAACATCATCAACATTTGTCGAGTTTCTGATTAGTATCTCCATCAACTTTACTGGTTTTTCAGTCTGATTAATCAACCCATCCTTATCCTTACGTTTGTTTGTAGGAATAGGAACGCTCAGAATATCAGATGTACCAAACTCATTGATAGGTTTACCACCTCCTTTACGAAGCATAATGATATACTCCTTTTGATTCATATAATAAGTTCCACACACCTTAGAGCATTTATCCCATATCAAACACTTTGTGAAATGAAAATCACTTTTTCCAATCACATCAAGAAAGCGCATCAGATTATAATCATTACACATAAGATAACAGTGTGACTTATCTTTTAGAACACGATATAATTCGTTTATATATTCAGAAATATCTATGTCGTTACTCTTGAATATCTTACCTTTTCTTGTTTGTAAATCTGTCCAATATCCGCTCATGTTACTACGCCCACCTCTAGCTTGTACCGGATAAGCTACATCTGAGCATACTAGGTCTATACATTCATCGTCTAATAGCTTTAGAAGCTTTCGACAATCACCTTGATAAATTCTATTTAACTCCAGCATATCCAAACATATCTTTTTGATTTAACATTTCTTCCTTAATTCTTCTTTGTGCCACATTGAAATAATCCTTATCCAATTCAAAGCCAAGGAACTTTCTGTTGGTACGCAAACAAGCAAGAGCCGTACTTGCGCTGCCCATAAAGCCATCAAACACCAAGTCGCCTTCATTTGATGATTTCAAGATGCATTGCATTAGCAAAGGGATTGGTTTCTCGTTCTGATGTACCAATTTATCTGATGGAACTCTATCAAAGTCCCATACATCCTCCAAACGCTTCCCATTTATGGTTCGTCTGCCTTTATTCAAGTACAGGATTGGCTCGTAACATTGACCATATTGCGCCTCTAAATCTCCAGCCGTATGGTTGTTCTTTCGCCAAATGAGCACATTCTTAATGGTAAACCCTGCATTCCTCGCTTGTTGCATAAAAAAGTCTAAGGTCTTGGCACTACAGAAAATATAAGCAGCACTATCATCCTTTAAAATCCGGTAGCATTCGCTCATATAATCAATAATCAATTGCTCATTATCATCATTGAGTATTTCCTTAGAGAAACGATGGTCGTCAGCTCTCCACCCAGTCTTGTAGGCAATGCAATACGGAGGGTCAGTAACAATCAAATCCACCTCCCCACTCTCTATTTGTTTCATTCCTTCTATACAGTCGGAATTGTATATTCTGTTTAATTCTAGCATATCAAATCTCTTTAATAGCGTTAACATAAGCTTCGTGAGCTTCTTCTTGCGTCCCAAAGCATCCGATATAAATTTTCTTCTTACCTATCTGGTACTGAGCTTGCCATTTTCTGTTGTTCTTATTCCACGTCACGCCCAAGTATACAGATGAAGTCTTCTTTGCTATAGCCGAATAAACCATATTGTATCTTGCAGTGCAATACTCCAAGTTGTCTACATCGTTATTCGTCTTGTCGAAATCCTTATGATTCACCATCGGCAACGCATCTGGATTCTCCAAGAAAGCCTGAGCTACCAAACGATGGATATAGAACATTTTGCGTTTTCCGTTCTTGTAAAGCCATACCTTCAGATAACCTTTTGGTGTCTTACATGGGGCGATTTCCTTTAATTGAGACGTTCTCCCAATAGTAAAAACATGCCCCTGCTTGCTAACACAATATCTTTCGTAACCCTTTACAGGTCTTATATCACCTAGGAATCTAGCAACACATTTATCTTTCATTGTTACCTCCTTTTTCAAAGAAACTTGAATATATAGATTGCGCCTCCGATGTATCTAATAAATCAATATCATCATAAAACCTTCTGTACACAACGCCAAGCTTTTCATCATTTCCTATTTTTCTTGCTTTGGCTATTTGCTCACATGATTCCATAAGAAATGCACTAATCTTCTCATAACTTTGCATCTGTGTCTTCTTTAGCATATCCATGCTTACAAAGGTTTTGTAGTGTATAATATGCTTATCTTGATCATACTCGGTGAGTATCAGACCTTCAGGAATAGCAAACACCACCCTTTTAGTCTTGTCATCGCCATAAAGCTGAATCGCACCTGTAAACGATGTATATATCTTTTGTAATATCTTTGCTATCGGTAAATCCTTTTTCAAAAACCTTTCAGCAAACCTCTTCATAAAATGAACGCTCATAGCAAAACAATCCTCGCTATATCCTTCATTTCTGCTCATAGGAATATACTCGTTAGTCTCCTTCAGATAAATGAATACGCCGGAAGCAAAGACATCACCATGTTTTACACCTACCACTATGAAATAATCGGCATTTGGTGTAGCAAACTCAAAGGTCTTTGTTATTTGCCTAACTTTCTGTCTTTTCATTTCACGTTTAAGCTCATTAGCTTTTCGCATCTGAAACTCATAGATTCTTGTTTCATCTAAGTTTCGTACTCTACGCATCTCACCCGAAGTCATACTTGCTGTTATCATGCGCATTCCTCCTTTTTAATCTTTGATAACCAACAATCCCAGATTCTTGTAGCTACATTAGCCATCATAACAGGAGGAACACACATTCCGCAAGCAAACCAAGGTTTCATGCCATTAAAGTCATAATCCATCGGAAATGTTGATGCTAAAATCGTATCATGTGCAGAAAGATAACTTGGATTATCATAATAGACAAGTCTATCCTCCATTGCTGATATGGTATTGCATACCTTGTTCTTTTTGAGAAACATGTTATTGAACATAGAAAGACGATTATCCATCCGCTTGACAATATCACCGATTGAATTGTCTTTTTCATTTCTATGCTCCCAATACTTCAACATTCCTTTAGGAATCTGTCTTCCATTATAGTCAGAGAACTCATCCAAGACAATTTCTTTCTCGTTGAAGTCCATATCAATCTTAGGCACTCGCTCGAACAAATCCTTTTGAACCATAAACGGCTCGCAAAGGTCTTTACGTAACCCAATAAAGAACACCCTAGGTCTGTTTTGAGGAACACCCATGTTACGTGCATTGAGAAGCCAATGCTGCAAGATATATCCGGCATCATCCATCTGTCTATAAATCTCCTTTACGTACTCGATGGCTTCACCTTGTAATAAACCTTGAACATTCTCAAAAACCACTACCTTTGGCTTTAGTTCTTTAGCGAGGCCGATTGAGTAGAAAGCCAAATCGTCAAGCCTTTGCGCCTTCTGACCTTCTCGGAATACTTTTTCCTTTCCCCAAGCCTTTTGGCGGTCACCTGCAATACTGAATACCGAACAAGGAAAACTAGCATCCAGTATATCCAAATTATGAAGCTCTTCTTTCATAATACGCCCCCCCCATATTGATATTGGCAATCAACTCACGAATATCACAATTGAAAGAATACTTGACTTCGTGATTCTTCAAGTACATCTTCATAACCTTTGGGTCTATCTCGTTAGAGGCTACCACATCATAGCCAGCTAGCTTATATCCAAAGGAACTGCCTCCTCCGCAACAAAAGCAGGACATTACCTTACCTTTGTCCTTTGTGAATTTAGCATCTTTTTTAGTCCATCTATAAGGGAACTTGTGCTCGTTTTTATACATTTATCTACCATAAAAAACAATCGTTAATAAAAACCGATGTATAAAAATAACCACAAGTAATATGGTTGTAAAAAGGGTCTCTAACCCTTGGATTTAGATTCTATTTTCTTCGGCAATGCGTCTTAAATAATCATCCGCAGCGTTATCGTCTATTTTCGACTTAAGAGACATTCCTGTGTTATAACCTATCATTAAGGACACATTCTTGCTCTTTTTCTTGTTCTTTCCATATCTCCAGCTAAACACCTTTCCTAGCCAAGCTATACCTACAATACCATCTGATACAACTATTGTCGGCAACAAAACAAATACTTTATATATCATCGCAATCTAATTGAGAGTTAAAAATATATCTATTCTGATTCAACCAAAGCTCCACGTAGTCAGCCTTGATTTTCAGAAATTCTTCATATGTGTAGCATTTCTGCTGCTTACCACCTTTGTTCCAATAATAGGCAACTCCTCCCAAAGAAAAGAAGTCTATCAAATCCATTTCCTTTCGCTCCGGTTCTTCACGCTTTTTCTTTTGCCTATATCTACTTACAGCAAGCAATATGAGACAAACGCAAAGCAACATGGAAACCAATATCTCGAATATTAACCTTACGTCTTGCATCTTATTTAAAAACAAAAACACGAAACTACCGATTGCAAAGTCAAAGGAATTGTGACTCGGACTGCCTTTCGGTATAGTCCATCGGGTTTCGTGTCTCTAATATCTTATTAATTTCTTAAATCGCCATTTTATCCTTTTTTGTTCTGCGCTTGCAAAGATAAATAATATTTCCCTAACCTGCAAACGTTTTAGTGCTTTTAATACTTTATTTGCATTATTTTAAACTTATCCTTTTTTGAAGTTCATTCCAAACTCTTCTTCCGTTACCTCATACATTACATCACCATATGCTACTCTTTGTTTGTCTTTTGCCATCAACAATAAGTTCCTATAAGGTATTTCTTTCACGACTTCTTGGTACGATAAATGCAGACTATCCATAAAAGATGCAATCTGACCTAAGAGTGTATCGTTACCTATGGTCGTGGTTTTGCTATCATCCTTGCCGCACTCTTCGCCAAAATTGATAGCGTCTGAAAATCCTTTATAGAGATTAAGGAATAAGCCGTTTGTAAGCCGTAGACAATCTCTTCAAGCGTTCCTTTAGACAATTCATCACTAATGGATTCATCGCCTTGTATGAATACAGACAACGCCTTGCAAGTATCATCCAAATTCTTAAGCATACCTAAGACTTCCGCTAAGGTCTTGCCCTCCTCAAAACTATCAAGGTATTTAGCCGCCTTGACCAATTTTATAATTGTAGGTGGTGAAATATAATAAGCCTTTCCATTCACGATTATCGTTACGGTATCCTCTCCAAGAATTGCATCCGCAACTAATTTACTTGCCTTACTCATGGTTCTTAATATTAAAAAAGGGGAACGGCATTAACACCATCCCCCTCGATCATTTATTGCCTATGTCTTATCCCTGTTCTACTACCGCAGAGCCTTCCCATTGGTACTCGCCAGCAACACCATCGGTCTCGCTTTCCATAGCAACGGCAGAAATACCCAAAGTGATATTCTTGTCCTGCTGGTCACCCTTGGCTACGATAGCTGCATTTGAGAAGACAATGTAGTTTCCGGTCTTGGTCTGAGCAACGATGCACTTGTTGATATTAGCCAAATCTTGGCTAGAAGACCAACCTACTGCTTCTGCCTCCGTTGTAGTCTCTTCTCCGGTTGCCTTGTACATCTTACCACCCTGCAAGTCTACCTTGTTCTTCCATGAGAATACACCAATAGAGAATGTAATTGTCTTAGCACCCTCATCAGTCTTGTCACGATAGTAAACCTGTCCGTTCAGCTCGTTCTTGTACTCAGTAACACTAGGGTCATCCTGAGAATATCCCCATGTTCCCTCATGGCTGTTCAAGACCTCTGAAGCGGTTTTCAACCATGTAGCCAACTTAGCAGGTGTATTAGCCTCGGTAAGAGGAGCACCATACCAAATTCTCTTGATTCCAATAAATGGTTTCATCTTATCTTACGTTTAATGTTTCAAAATCTATAGTAATGTTTGCGTAATGGCAACTCAACCTACTCTCTTGCTCTATGCCGTGGGAGCGGATAGAATAACGATACCATACTTCCTCAACCTTACCAACATCCTTGTCGGACAAGGTTTCAATAGTCTTTTTTAAAAGCTCGTTCAATTGAGGATTAGCCTCGCCCTCTATATCTTTGAGCAATATGTTTACCTCTATAGTACAATCATTGAAATAGGTCTTGTCTGCACTCATACGCTTAGGAATAATGACTATCAAACCATCATCGGGAATCTTCTCACCGACCATAGGCTTTTCCCCATCAAGTCCACCCTTTTTCAGATGTCCTTTCAGTCTACGTTCCAATCCCATCAACTCCAAGTCATCATAGATTACATGACCAGCATCTATTTCTGTTATCATTGCATATCCTCGATTTCTTTCTTGATATATTGAATACCCGAATCTATAACATCATATCCTCTAGAGGAAACATCAGACGCATATTCGGCTTTGTTTCCAAGGGTTAAGGTATGGTCATGTACATTACTATAGTTTGACCTTCTGAGATTACCTGTGCGGTTACGGTAGTTTCCGTTAGCCTTATCAAGTTCAACGGCTGTTTTACCTAACCTATCAAGGAATTCATCTACTTCCCTTTCTCCCTGCGCAAAAAAAGCGTTTATCTCATCTTTTATAACATCAGACATAGATACTCATATAACCAAGATAATTGCACTTAGGGGCATTATAGACCTTTCCACCTCCTCGGTAGCTTCCATCATCGGAATAAACCTTGACTTCATCACCTTCGGAAATCTGGCACTTGTCACAAACAATGTGATATTTCGGTGTATATATGCTACCATTATCGGTAGTGAAATGCTCGGTAGAGTTGTCATCGCACCGACAACGCCCCATTTCTTTCCATTCCTCAGAAGAGCTAATGACCTCGTTGTACTTGTTGACAACCTTATTCACGAACTTCTTCTTTAATATGTGAGGGGAATATAACATAACCTAGACATTTACCAAATATCAGACTTATCCGTGATAGTGGAAAGCCCTAAAGCTGCCACCACTTCATCATCCGGAGCAACACCATATTTTCGGCAAAGCCACATATAGTATTGCCCTATCCTAGAGTAGTCCCAAGAGACAGAGAATCCATTTTCGTTCACATTGCTCATATATGGGGCAAGCATAAGCTCCTCGATTACGGAAATCATCGCCTTGCCTACGACTTGCGAGTTGTCAGACGTATATTCTTCGTCAAGGTCTATACCTGACGAAACATCTTCCAACTGGGCATCGGTAATATTCCAAGCACGCAACTTCTGTGAAATGTATTCTCTTATCTTCATGTGACATCATTATTTCTGAGCCTGACTCATAGCCTCAGCGATTTTCTTTGCAGCATCCTGCTCGCTCTTTGCTTTTTCATCAAGTTCCTCATCTACATTCTCCTTTTCAGAAGTCTCTTCGGTCGACTCGGCAGCATCCTTTTTTGGAGTTTTCTCCTTTTTAGGCTTACTCTCCTTCTTTTCCTTCAAGACTTCCTTCTTAGGTGTCTCTTCTGGTTTCTTTTCTTCTTCCTTTACAGGATTTTCTTTTCCATCATTCAAGACTTCCTTCTTAGGAGCATCTTTAATTTCCTTATCGTCTTTTGGAGATGCAGAACTATTACTGCCCTGCACCTCCAACATCTTGCAAAGCTTACGTTCGATAAGGGAGTTCATACGTTCTTCGTCAAAGTCCAAGATTGCACCAACTTCATAGATGGTGTTAAAATGGAACTTGTCACGGAACGGACTAATTACCTCACCTCTCATAAGCCTAACCTACTGCTTGTGTTGAGTCCAAAGAGTAAATGGCATCAACGTTATTCAAGATAGGAACAACCATTGCCTGTGAGCTGGTGAACTCACGGAGTGGGTCGTTGGTAGAATAACGGCTAGCCAAGATATACTCATCGGCTGACTGATAAGTTACACCTGCAACTGGTCTTGTAGCTTCGGCTACGTTAGTCCAGAACAAATCACCAAGATTGTCATAGCAAGTAAAGGTCATGTGACCCTTAGCCCAAGGGTTGTGTGTTCCCTTCTTGCCGTTAATCTCGGTCTTGATCGTACGGGCTACACGTACCAAGTTAGTCTGCCACTTGTTCTTGAAGATAGAAGCAATTTGCTCTAAGCTCAAAATAGGAATATTGCTATCACTATTAATCGCAATGCCTTGATTGAAGGCAAACTGAGCACGAACCTGCTTGTTCTTACCAAGCAACTTGATTGTGTAATCGTCAAGATAACAAGTAGTGATGGTATTTTGGTCTTCCATCGCCTTGTCGTAAACCAATTGGATGTCGTCAAGTGGGGTTGCATCCTCTGCGTCCCAAGCCTTAGTGCCATGACCGAACTTGTTCTTCTCGGCAAAGCCAACATCAACTCGAACACCAGTACCACCTGAACGGGTAGCCAAAGCTACACCTGTTGACAACTCACTGAGGAACATATCTTCAATACGCTCGTAAACCGCCTGAATACAACGAGGAAGGTCTGCAAACAAGTTACGCAAAATCTGTGGCTGAGGCAAACGTTGCGCAATCATGTTGTCCAAATCCTTAAGCTGCTTCTCTGACATGTAGAGTTTCATACCAACCTTTGGGATTTGACCCTCAGCGGTTGATACCTTGTCACGGCTCTTCAATGGAAGTTCCGCATCCATTGATACAACGTCAGCAGCAACTCGTGTGTATTCCGCAGTAATTGATGCCCATCGTCCGTCTTGACTATAGGTATTAGTCAAGTGGTCTCGGTACATATAGGTCAATGTGGTCTGATACTTGCCGTTCAACTTCTCTACTACACTTGCAACAAGTTGTGGGAAGTATTTATTGACCAACTGAAAATAAAGTGATTTTTCCATCTGTTATCCTCCTCCTTTTAGTCTTTGTCCATAGTTGCATCAGACTCATCGAACTTGTTAGCATCCTCATCGCTAACCAAAGCAATCTTTGGCATAGCTGTAAGGAATGCATCCGGATAGTCTGCACCATTTGCAGCCTTAGCTGCTACCTTGTTTACTTGTCCAGCAGTCATAATTGCCGCTGGCTCACCGTTCAGAATGGAACGATAGAGAACACCTGCATACTTGTAATGTTCCAATGGGTCACTAGTAGTGCCCAATTCCTTATAATTGCCAGTTTCGATAGGCAATGGCTTGTAAGTTCCCTTACCATCTGTCACGATAACACGACCTGCGTAAAGAACTTCATCTTTTACGCCTGTCCAATCCAAAGCACGACCGCCCTTGATGTCGCCTTCCCATTTCTGGATGATGACGGAATCCTCACCAAAGACAATTTGCTTTTTCGTAGTCTTCAATTCCTGATTCATGTTTTTCAATTTTTAAAGTGACTGAACTAATGATGCGGCTACATTGTCAACGTCCTCCTTTGTTGGCTCACCCTCGCTAGCACGATAGCTGCCCCCGAATTGTGGTTGTTGCAACGCCTTGTAGTTGTTCGCTACCTTAGAGAGGTATGTTTCGATGGTCTCATCTGTGGCATCATCGCTCAAAGTGAAACCCTCGTTAATACGACTTTCGGGAATGCCCAACTCCTTAGCCTTCGATAAAATCTTCGCATCGTGGTCTGCTTTTGCCTTTGCCTTAGCAGCAGCCTCTTCCTTAGCCTTAGCCTCCTCAGCTTGCTTTTGGATGGTATCCTGCAATTCCTTGATGGTCTTGCTTTGCGCCTCCATCTGTTCGTTGTAGACTTTGGTTTGGTCGGTGTTCTTTTGAGTCAAGGTCTCTACGAGTTTCTTGAACTCTTCACGTTCCTTGGTTCTTGCTTCCTCAGAAGCTTTCTTCTCTGCTGCCTGCTCTTCAAAGTATTTTTTGAGATAGTCCGGCATTTCGTTTTTCTTTGCCAATTCCTCCAAGCGTTTCTTTTCGGCTTCCTCAGCGGCTTTCTTGGCTTCTTCTTCAGCTTTCTTCTTAGCTTCCTCTTCAGCAGCCTTGCGTTCAGCATCTTCTTTAGCCTTCTGCGCCTCCTCGAACTTTTTCTTGGCATCGGTAACTCTGCGGTCATTGTCCTTTTGCAAGGACTCCAAAAAATCCTTTTGACTAGCAACCACTGTCTCGATGTTGTCATCAGTAACAAGCCCCATCTTATCAAGCATTTCGGCATGTGCCTGAAGAACTTCATCACCTAACCCAAGAGACTTATACTCTTGTTTTAGTAACTGGAAAATTTTCTCTTTCATTCTTTCGATATATTTGTTAAAACTAGTGCAAAGATAATACGAAAAGAATAATTAATACACTAATCTATTTGCAAGTATCTCACTTTTGCCTAAAAGTGAGCAATAATGGCATTTACAAGCGATTTAAGGCTATTTTATTATGAAATCGTATAACTAGTGGTAATACAAAATTAAACTCGCATATAACGAAAAAACGCCAAACATCCTCACGGACATCTGACGCTTGTCGAATAAAAAGAACCTAAACATTAATCATCTAAAAGTTTATAACATTTCGCATATAACCCAAATGATTCAAATTAGAATAAAACCGTCCATCACGCTCTATGAATTTACCGGACTTCACAATCTCACCATTATGCAACATTGCAAACTTAGAACCATGAGCTGTCCATTTATTCATTTCTTTCATATGTTCATTAGAACCCCAACCATATTTCTTGATAGTAGGATAAATGAAACGCTCAAAGCAAATCTGACTATCCGTTTTATCATGCTCGGAGCAAATCGGGAGCACTCCATTATGTGCAAACCAATAACCTGCCTTATAGAATGGATGGCAATTCTTGACACAAACAGAACCATGAGTAGCAAATCTAAAATGTATGATTACATTTTCATTTATATCTCGCTTCATCAATCTACGGATAAATGTAGAGAAATGCAAACTCTTGTAATGGTCAGACTCGCTCACGAACCCACAACCATCTGGATTTCTCATATATGCAGCCTTCAGCTCATCTACGGATGGCAAAGCAACACCTTTCGGACATACAATAACAACACACATATCTTTACCCTTTCTTTTTTCTTAATAATACTTTGGTTTATTTGTGTCCTAGGGTAAAAGCCCTAGGACTACATTAATTAATTATTATTGGCTGCAAATGCATCCTTACGGCTCTGGAAGAAAGCCTTCTCTTCTTTATTCAAGAAAGGTATATCTTCGATATTCATAACCTCACTAGTGAAGACATTGTTGCGAGACCAACCGACAAGCTTTGCACAGAACTTAACCCACATTTCAATCTTCTTATAATTGGTTGAACCTTGATGCTGGCGAAATTCGATAGTCTTGTGACGTGCATAGCTCTCTGCATTGACCTTGTAATATCTATCTCCATGAAATACATTACGTCTAATATCGTAATTGCCGTGGCAATTAGAGAAATCCTTGTCAAGCAAGCTGGCTGCCCAACGGCAATTACCTCTTCTTGAAGGAGCCATGAAACTATCAATCAATCTTTCAAGTTTCTGATAATTCTTGAAAACGTTAACATACTGCTCACCTGTCAACTTTGCTGCCCCAATATGAACGTGAAGACCACAAGTAGAATTAACTCTTGCACCTACAGCATCCAAAGACTTAATAGCCTTCTTCAAAGTTGCCATACCATTTGTATTGCCATTCAATACCGGACTAACAACCTCGTTAGGGTCAACATCACCACCAACAGAAGAATCACTAACAATCTTGAAATAGCTCTTATTATCGGTGTGGTTATAACCCTCAGAATGAATATCAACACCATTCTGACGACCTGCCTCTATCAAGGCATTGCGCTCGGCATGAACACATTCAATCTCAACACCGAATGTATAAACAAATCTCGTTGAAGTAGAGCCGCTAGGTACATAGACCTTCAACATATCGGAGATTTCTTTCTCACGAAGACCGCAAGCCTTCAATGCAACAATCTTTTCGTTGCGAGGCATCTTTGACTTCTTTATTTCGTCAATAGTCTCAATTAATGACTTCTTTGAACTTGCGAATGAAAAACCAGTCTGCTTAGACATAATCAATTGTGCTAGTTGTTTCGGGTCTTACCCCTTGGTGTCGCTCTCACCTTATTGAGTGAAACTTGTCACTCGGCAAATCAACCAACTTATCTTGATTGACGATGCAAAGATACAAATAAGTTTTGAAACATGCAAGCATTTTAATGTTTTTCTTTATATATTTAACTTACGGTAACTGATATATGCACTTTATTAACAATTACCCTCTTTATATACCTTATTATATATAAAAAAGGCTTCGATGTTCACACACCAAAGCCTAAAAACTTTACTAACTAATTACCAATTTTATCAACTATCTTCTTAAATCATCACCAATATCTTCTTCTACTCCCAAATCCGGCAGTCTGTCATACGCTTTTTGGTCATCACCACCTTCAGACTTAACACCTAGCAGATAGCCATTCCGAAAAGCATAATAAACCACCTTTTCCATATCTTTAGCCGTTGCGTTATCTGTCAAATGCAGCGTGGCGTACAATCCCATCAAGAACTTCCGTACATCTTTCGGATATACTTTATTATTCTTCTCTAAAGCGACTGCCATTCTTAGCGGACTTTTCATATTCTTCTAATTTTCGTAAAACCATCAAACGAAACACAAAAGAGAACCATTCCGCTTGTCTCCCTAGTTCATAGACTTATTCGCAACTTTATTCGTCCCATCTGCTTCCTACGTTTACCCGTTGAAAGATGTCCGAGATTCCAATAGGACAAACATCACGGCTCTCTTCTTGTGTATCATTGTGCCAACGGAAGGATTCGAACCTTCGACCCTAGGATTAAAAATCCTATGCTCTGCCACTGAGCTACGAAAGCGTAAAGGAATGGTTGGATTTGCACCAACGCCCCCTTGGTTACCAAGCCAAGTGCTCTACTACTGAGCTACATTCCTTGTAATATGACAAAAGTACTTGTGGTGCAAGGGAGATTCGAACTCACCGAACCCGCTATGGGAATTGATTTACAGTCAATCTTCTTTAACCGCTTGAATATCGCACCATTTGTGGAACATACTCCTATTCCTCCTCGTTGCCCCAAGTGGATTCGAACCACTAATGACAGAACCAAAACCTGTAGTGTTGCCATTACACCATAGGGCAATTTAGTACTGCATAAAGGATTCGAACCTTTGAATACCAGCGTGAAAAGCTGGCGACTTAACCACTTGTCTAATGCAGCATCTAGGGTCTCTCACCCTAATAAGAGTTTCCTTGTTATAGTCTAGCTGGGCTGGGTAATCTATAAACCATGCCGTAAACTCCTAAGTCTTGACTTATTATGGTAGAAGCGACCTCTCTGAAGACCATCTGTTTCAAACACGATGCAAAGATAAGCATTTTTTCTTATACCTGCAAGTGTTTTAGTGTTTATTTATATTCTTTTGATGAATTTCACATCACTTATCCTTGCGGAGAATACCGCAAAGGGTTTCTACAAGTTTCTTTGCGTCATCACCTTTAATTTCGATAACATTTGAAACATCAGGAGCATCCTCGCCTTTCTGTTCCTTATCCAAACGCTTACGGAGAGCCAAATCTGGATTCTCAACCAAGATAGAGTCTAAAGCATAATTGCAAATGCGGCTTGCAAGCTCCTCGTTACCATTCGCATCACGCACAAACTCATTCTTGTCTTCAAGAATACCCATAATCTCATTGTACTCTTCAGCATTCTCACAATTTCGTGAGAGCATACCAATCACCTTGTAACGATCAATCTCAAAACTGACCTTTAATTTGTCTTTATTCATTTCTGTTTACTTGATTTATAAATTAATTAATTGCGTCTTATATTCCACATGCTTTCAGCAGGGCCAACCATAACATCAATATTTGCTCCTTGCTTATTTGCTACTGTTTCAATCCACTTAAGGTTGATAAACTGACCAGCGGAAAGGTTCATTTCTTCCATATATGCCTTATCTGCCTTTGCCTTTTGTCGCTCAGCCTTTTCTCTTGCTATCTGCACTTCATATTCACGTTCTTGTGTCTGCTTGGCTTGCACGACCTTTGCCGTGCGGTTCATTTCATTAAGCTGTTCCTTGTTTGGTGTAGCTTTACCAATGATAACCTCCTTTATGATGATAGGCATCTGCTTTTTCTTTGATAGAGCATTCACATAGTCCTGCATCTGCTTGCGTATCTTGGTGTCAATCTGATTAAGCACTTGCCGATTCGACATCAAGTCAAATGGGGAATGCTGAGAAATATGGTCTCGAACCAGATTGCAGAAATAATTGTTGAGATTAGTATCAAACCATTTCTCTCCATAATTCTGCAAAAGAATTGGGGACTTGCCTTGCTCAATCTGAGTAATGATTACAGTATGGAAGTCAAGTGGCGTGTTATCGTCACTAAACAAATCATCTAAGGTAATCTCATGACGGACTGGAACAATCTTGAAGTAATAACCACTCGTTGACCACCAACACCAAGTGAGACCAGTCTGCACTGCTTGCTGTTCAACACCTCCATGCCCAATAAACCAAGGCTTCTTTACGATTACGGCTTCTTCGTCTGCATCGGGAGAAACCGAATGACAACTTGTAAGCGCACTCATGCCGAGTATCGCAAAACAAAACATTAAGATAATTTTCTTCATTCTTAATTTGATTATTGTGTTATATTATACCAAAAATTCCTCTCATAATAAAGTTCTCCCTTTTTCTCATACCGGATAGCATCTGACTCTTCACATAGCTGACGAATACGCATATACAAGCGTTTGTCCAGCTCTTCTTCAAACAAAAGAGACAATTCCTTCCAGTTATCAACAAAAGGAGCAAACCAAGAATATTGCTTCTTTACAACCTGTAGCTCATCCAAGGTTACGTGTCCGTATTCTACCATGTCATAGCATCTACGGAAGTCACTATTGTCTTTAGGAATATTCAAATCTTTCTTTCGCTTTACACCCATCAATGCACTCCACATAGTCATTGAAGAGATACCTGTATCACAAGTGGATACCCACTCTATCATTCTTTGCTTGTTCATCTTCTTTTATATTAATCACGCTAAGTCTCTTTATTAACTCTTCACATGCTTCTTTAGTTAAGATGCACTTCTTGGAATCTTTAATACCAATAATCTGTTCACGAATATCAGCATCCGTGTCGTACACCTCCTGTAGTTTTTTCTGAAACTCAATTACGTCTTCGTTGGTGAGTTTACCTTTCTTCTCAACAATTTTGTTTGTTATATTCTTATAAACACATTCGAGTTCAGAACATAAACGAGCTTCTAACTTCATCATTATTGCGTGTACAAAAGTATCATAAAGTCTTTCCATCTTGTATTTCCTCCGAAAGTCTTTTGATTACCTCGTTATCTTTATTCTCAATGCGAGCCTTTAAGATACTCTTGAAAGCGGCATCCATTGCCTCGTATCTACTGGAATATTCCTTACCATCCGTATGACACAAGCCTTCCTCTACACACCATGATGTAGTTTGCCAACAAAACTTACCTTTCGAAATGTTTGCAACACAAATATAGTAACCGAAATGCTCTAAAAGCCAATCTAACACCATATCATAGCTTGGAGCGGATATTGCCGGATGCTTACTATTCAACTTTAAGGCAGCAGAAAACTCAATATTGGATTTCTCCCACTCGGAATTTGAGTAAGCAATATAACTGCCATAATGCTCACTATATTTTCCACCCTTACGAACACCACCCTTTGCTGTCCAAGGGCTGGCATAAGCCCAAAATTCGGCTATCTTCTCATCATAGCCAACCTCCTTCAGAAACTTGGCTATCTCAAAGGGAACTACCTTTGGTTTTATCGTCTGTTTATTAGCCATTATCCAACTTTTTAATATCTTGCCAATGCGTTACTGGCATCAACATGTAATTACAAAACTTATACTCTGCGGTTATTACTGACGGGTTATTACTTCGATGACAAAACCAAATTTCCTTATTCTCTTCATTAGTAACAAGAACTTCTTCTTCAAACTCCGGCAAACGCTCCTTTACAGAAATCCAATCCGACTTATCCGCTTCATCATATGCTTGTTCTAGCAAAGGAAGAACCTTATCCAAGTCTTCGAAATCTGGTACGACTTCATTCACTCGCAAGATTGCTAGACCTAACAAGCTCTTAATCTTTTTTCTGTCCATTGCTCTTCTCGGTTTGTTTCTCTAAGTCTTTTAAATCTACCTTATCAAATCGAGGAACTGACTTACCATCAACCTCAACATTTCCAAAGAACATTTCCTTTGGTCGTACCCAAACCTCATGCTGTCCGCACACTGCTTGATATGCAACCTTAGCTTCAGAAGTCTCGCTATCAGTAACCTCACCAAGGTACTCATAGAAATTGCCCTTATAGTGTCGGTAAATCGGCTTACTGAATCCACCATGCAGCCAATCGGCTTTTCCGTTGATTTTCACGTACTCCCTTACCGCATCACACTTGCTAGACTTACTCAATTCTTCTACCCAATCGAAGAATGCCTTCTTATCCTTGACCTCTTCACTTGATACCATGAAGAGATAAGTGCAAAGAAGCATCTTACCTGCATCAGTATCATATTTCTTGTTCACCTCTTCAGCTAATTGCATCATAGGTGTATCTAAGCGATAATTCCAACTCATAATCTATCCTTTCTTACTTTTTAAATTTGCCAAATCCTCTTTCAAACGTAGATGGAAATTATCTTCTCCATCATCACCGGAAAGAAGCCAATCAATTCTTTGGGCATAAACCTGAGCTTTCTTCAGAAGTTCAATACCCTTTTTGAATTCCTTGATAGTCTTTTTAGATAAGCCATATCTATTAGGCATCGTATGATGATGTTTTCTAACATACTTGTCTTCATCCTCTTCTAACCATCGGTCTTCGAGAAAGCATCTTTCGTCTTCCTCATCCAACGGATGACCATCAACATAATCTTCTATCTTTGTATATATGTCAGCAATCCTATACTGAGCATAATCAAAACGTCCTCCACTCATAGACTTTTAATTTCAAACTTGAACTTACTTCAACGCAGTCAACCTCGCTTCTAGCTGTTGGATGATGTTATCTATAGTCTTTCCCCTATAATCAATAGCAATATCTTCCAGCACCTCAATCTGAGCCACAATTTTTAATCTTTCTCTTACTATTGTCATAATCAAACTTGTTTATTATGATGCCGTGCTTGCAAAGTTGTAATGCACGATATAAACATAACCGCCATACATCTTTCCGATTGTTACTTCAACGAAATCAAAGATAATGTCGCCATCCATCTTGTAAGAAATCAAAGGTTCAGTTGGGAATGCATGGTGTTCTGTGTTGAAACGATACACTTCTTGTGATAGTAACTGCTTGAATACATCAATCTCACCATCCTTTGAAAAAACACCTTTAAACTCATCTTCATTGTCAATTGCAACAACTACTCCAAGTTCACTTCTAACACATACACCTTCATTTCTACCACTTTGTTCATTATACAAGACAGGTAATGTGTAAACACCTCTTGATTCTTCCATATGCTAATTCTTAATTTTGTATTTTGTTTTTATCCTTCAAGTTGCTTACATTGAGCTAAGTCTATTGCGTACGCCCAACGCTTAGGAACAAAAGACATCGTAGGTACGAACCTATCCGCACGCTCAACACATACATCTTGCGTCCGGTAAATCAATCCGTCTGAGCCTTTTACCTGCAACTCTACTAGAATTGTATGGTCTAGCATCGGGAACTTATCAATATCATGCCAGACTTCACCGCCTTCAATAAATGAAGGCTTAACATGATTAATCTTTTTTGCCATCACTTACCACAAATAAATGGGTTAGACTTATATTCGTTCTCAATAGTCTCACGGCTACCGAAGCACCACAAATCCTTGGATAGCTCCTTGTGTAACCTTGAAGACTTAATATAATAGCCATTGTTGACATCGTAATGCTTACGTACCATGATATTGTCGTTTACCACTCCAGTCTCATCATCTGTGATAACATAGAACAAACGCCCATCGCTGAATGCTTTCAAGCCTTTGTACACTCCATTAGAGACAACCATCTTTTCATAGCCGTTCGTCTCCCAGTTGGCATAATCCCAGATGGTTTCCAAATCATCATCATTCAGAAGATTATTATCCGTGATAACCTTGCCTATTACCTTGAATTTGCCATCATGCATCATTGCCTCAACAACAAATTCATCAGCAGCGTTAAAGTCGCTAATCTCTATGACATTCATAATACTTGTGCTTTATATTCTCGTAAATCACCCTCTTTGCAGCCTTTGCTCTTCTATTATTAGCAGAAAAGACATCATCATACAAAGACATATCTTCACTCTCAAAAGCCACATGCTCACCTTTGTAGCAAGCATCAAAACGGCATCCTTTTTCAGACTTAGCCGCAGTAAACTTTATCTTACCAAACTTAATCTGCATAAGCCCTATCCTAGAAAAAATATTAATGATACTATTTCAAGAGCAAACAAAAGCGTTAATGCATTCTCAATCGTGAATACCTTTTTCATTTTTTCAATACAGTTTTACGTGTGTCTCACGTTCTAAATTTATAATGTAAGGGGATTTTATATCCCCTTTATTGTTCTTACTTCAAAACTCGATAAGTTTTATCGAAATCATTAAAACTCTTCAGATAACCCTTTTCGGTCAAAGAATTTAATATTTCTTTCAACTCATCCTTGGTATTATCCAAATCGAAATCATACAACTCAGCAAATGTAAAGTACTTGTTACCACCAATTACATCAGCTATCACTTCGATATTGCCATAAACCATTGTTTCTTTCTTACTCAATCTAGTATTCATAACGAATCACAGTTTTTACGGTGTGTCTCACCTTTTTAATTAGTAACCTTGTTTCTTAATTACGATGCAAAGATACAAAGAATTATTGAAATATGCAAATTATTTAATGTGTTTCTTTTATATTTTAACGCTTATTATATGTGTAGGCGCAAAATTAACTTTCTGTAGCAGAAAAAGCCAAAGAATCCATGGCATACTCCCTCGCTACTTGCAAGGGATTGTTGGGTGACTAGCGTGGCTGCGCCCTTGCGAGTGCTTAGGTGACTTACTACCACTCCCCAATTCGGCAATGCCCTGCCGAAGTATATTCTCAGCTGCAAAGAGGTCTCTAGGATGAACTGCACCACAACTAGGGCAAGTCCAAACCCTATCACCCAATGACAGCTTATCGTTCTTATAACCACAAGTACAAAGGCGGCTCGATGGGAAGAATCGGTCAATCTTATGAACCTGAACGTCATACTTCTTCGCTACGTGCTCCAACTTCACAACGAAATCGCCATGAGCCAAGTCAGACATCTTGCGTCCCCAACGCCTTGTCATTCCCGCCAAGTTCAAATCCTCCAAGCAAATCAAGTCGTAACGCTTGCACAACTCATGCGCTAACTTCCATTGGAAATCGGAACGCTTGTTCACGATGTTTTGATACAATCGCTCCAACTCCAACTTCTTGCGTTTGCGGTTGTTGCTGCCCTTCTTGCACTTCGAGAGGTTGCGAGACCTGCGCCTAAGCTCCTGCAAGTCTGTTTTAAGGAACTGAGGATTATCAATCTCACGCCCATCACTCAAAGTCATGTACTTCTTCAATCCAAAGTCGATACCCACGGATGCACCATCGTGTGACTTTCCGTAAGGCTCGGCTTCCTTGTCCAAGCAAAGGACAATGAAGTATTCGCCCAACTTATTGCGCTTAACTGATACCCTCTTGACCTTGCCATCGTAGGGACGGCTTAAAGAGAACTTGAAGGACTTCTTTATCTTGTTTATAACAAGTTTGTTTCCACTGAGGGTATAGCCACCTTGTTTGAAAACAAAAGAACAAAATTCAGATGCTTTCTTGAACTTCGGTGGACGCTTTGCATCATGTTTAAAGAAACGCTTGTAAGCTATATCCAACCTATCCAAGATTTCCCTAATGGTATGACTATGTAATAACGTTGGCTTATATCGCTTGGAGAAATGCTTAAACATCGTAAATTTTGGAATGTACTTGTGATACAACTTGTATTACCTCTTCTGCAAGGCAAGCGCATGATTCCAAACATAGCAAGCCTCACGGAGCATCTTATCCAAATGCTTCGTCTTCTTAGTCCGATATAGCTTGTACTTGTATGAAATCATATTCCTAAATTTTAAACAGTTTTTGAAAGGTGTGTCTCACCGAAATCCACTTGCAAAGATACAAAATTTCTTCCATATATGCAAGGAAATAGGCAAGAACTTTCACCGAAATTCTAATTAAGTGCAGTTTATTGTGTGCCTCACCTTATGTTATGTTACGCTACCTTGGTTAGCGTTTCTTCAGCAATCTCTACCCACTGGCAAGCATCCTTGCGAAAGAACACCTTGCTAGAGATAATCTTACCATCAACCTCTAAAACATCACCATTACACTTGAATGTGTGGTTTCGGGTCAATGGTATCAAAAGGTACGTATTGCCCTCTTTCTTGTCGTACACAAGCGTCAAATCCGTGCCGACAACATGCGATACCACCTTGCACTCATCTGAGCCTAAAACACCAATTCTACCATCATACTCAACGTAAAGAGCATCCATCAAATTCTTATTCATATCTTAGTTCTTTTTAAATCGTTAATAATCGCTTTATGCAACCTTGATAAAGTTGAAGAACTTCATCTGTCGCCAAGCTTGTTTCTCAACGTCCCAATACTTAACGCAGTCCTTGCAAGCATATCCCTTGCCATTTGGAGTGTAGTCTATCAAAGACTCCTGCAAAGTGCCAAATGCCTGACGGATAGAGCCATCCACCTTCTGAAAGTAGAACTCGACAACTCTCTTCTTCATCGCCAACTTCAACTTCAACACTGCCCAAGCTTGCTTCAAGCACTCTGACCAGCTCATTGTTGCTGATTTCAACTCAAAAGCTCTGTGTGCCATTGCCATCACTTCTCTCATCATATTCTTAAATGAATTAGCCATAATCAACTAAACGGTTTTACGAGTGCCACTCGGAGGTGCAACCTCAGCTAAATTAATAATGTTATTGTGACCTTTGTTTCTTAATCACGATGCAAAGATAACGCTTTTATGTGATATAACAAAATAAAATATCACTTTTATGCAATATTTTGATGTTTCTTAACAAATAACGCTTGAAATTCATATATATTCACAATAAAACACTTTAAAATCATATTTTTGCTTATTTTCTTTGTTGTTTCAATAACTTTTTGTATCTTTGCACCAAATTAATAACACATATAAGTAATGTATATATGAATATAAAGAAAACGATAAAAGATAATGGATGGACTCTTGAATCATTAAGAGCCAAAATGCAGGAGATAGAGGGGCGTGAGGTAAAACAGTCTTCTATGTCTCGAATAGTGAATAGTGCCAACCCTACAGTTGAAACACTTCAAAGGCTTGCAGATGCTATGCAGATAAGTATTTGTTCGTTCTTCGAAAACGACCAGCAGGGCACTTCTTTAGTCTGCCCTCATTGTGGTAAGCCTATGAATGTAGAAATCAATTTAAAAGTGCATTGACTCTTATGGAAATAAATATAATGTTATCGGGCTTCCGTAAGTTAGCTGATTACCAAAATGGTAAATTTACGTTACTAATGCCTTATGAGCCAAACCGTACAAAGCATTATGGTGTATATTTAATAGTTTTTGGTTCTGGGTATTCCTTTTATGTTGGTGTGTCATCTAATCTAAGAAAACGTGTACAACAACATTATTGGGGAATGAAAGGTAAATATCATTGTTTGCCTCTTGTTCAAAAGGCATTTAACAAATATAATTCGTTTGGTATATACGCATTAAATGAGAGCAACGATGCTGCTTATGAAGATGACTTTATAAGAATCTTGCGACCACCTCTTAATACGGATTATGTTAGTGACAAAAAATTAAAGTACAATGAGCTAAAAGCTGCAAGCGAGAAGTTAGGAGTCAGTTTGTCTTCTTTGTTAGATGAAAACAGAACTGTTCGTTTTGTAGAGGATAGGCATGCCAATAATTTCATCGCCCTAATAAAACAAGGTGGTGAGTTGTATTCCGCATCGTCCATTGCTGAGGCTAGGGACTTGCTGGACAAGTTGGAAAGTGTTAAGTAACGTAAGGAACATTCCTTGCAAGTATTAATAATTAAAACTTTTACGGCTATGAATGATTTTTTCAATTTGAGAGGTACAGCGGTATTCCGTGTTCTCTCGTTAATTAGTACAGTAGCACTATGGCTAACTATATTATTGTTTGCCATCGGCTTGATGATGGGCTTCTTTGGAGAGCAGGAGACGAAGGCGATAGGATGGGCAATGGTTGGATTCTCAATCTCTTCCTTTATCTCTTGCCTATTCATGTTCGGCTTCTGTTACCTGATTAAGATAGCTAAGTCTTACGACAAGGATGAGCAAGAGGACAACAAAGAAATAGTATTCCAATACAAGGGCTACAAAGGCACTTTCACAAAGGATGACAATACTGGAAGGTTTGATGGCCACATCATCGGGACAAGCTATTCCTACTCTGGCTACAGCCTTTCAGAGACAGAGCTGGCATTTCAAGCGAGAGTTGACGAATTACTGGAAGAAAAGAAACTATAAAAAGAAAGAGGAGCGCATCATACGTTCCTCTTCTTTGTATTACGCATCGAAAGCCAAGAACAACTCAATGTCGGTTCTAGGATATACTTTGTTCAGATTATCCATAAACTTTGCCCAATCATAATCTGACACCACAACCAAAGCATGAATGGAAGAGAGATACTCCTTCAGTTTTGGTATTCCCTTTTCTTGGTTAATGAACTGATGAAATCTCTTTGTACGGTTTCCATGCTCATTCTTTGGATTTCTCTTGTCAAGTTCCTCCATAATTGGCGCTATGCGCTCATAGACAATATCTCTTATCCAATTGCCCATAACACCAGGCATATTCCTCGACTCATGCCACGTCCAGCCCCTCATCTTGTATATGTCCATAAAGAATTGGTCGGGGAACACCTTAACCCACTTCGCAGCCTCCTCTAATAGGAATTGATTAAAGAACGTTTGCAGCTTGTCCTTAACCTCGCTCTTTTCCTTATCAAAGCCTGTTGCCTCATCTACCAATGCGATGATACCAACCCTAGCGAATGCACGCATGAGGATTTCGCATTGCTCGGCTATAATCTCTTGTCTAGGTGATAACGGAATGTTCTTACGTGCCTCCAAAAAAGCATCACAGATGTCCGCCAAAGCGGTTGCCTTATAACCATGAAGAACCTTTCCATTATCGTTACACACCAAAGGTGACAAGTGGTCCAGTTCTATGTATTTGGAAATAAAAGGGTTAAGAGATTTTTGATTTAAATATCTCACTAATCTGGTCCCGGCAGTTTGCTTACCATCTTCCGTATCTACCATCTTTAATGCTTCTTGCATACCACGACCAGATATTACCCTAGTTCCGTTGCCCAAAATATAACAAGGTATCTTGGTGCCATTCAAGTCAAGTTCTCCACGATATTTAACCATATTATCTTTATAGTACAGGTCTTCGACCTTAACACCTAGGATATTGGCTATCTTCTTCATGGTCTCCTTTGTTGAAGTGCCATTAACAATCTTGCTAACACCGACCTCCGTCATGCCTATCTTTTCAGCCAACGTTTTTTGAGACATTCCTATCTCTTGTAAAATTTCCTTTATTCTGTTCATAATATAAAAGTTTAATTACGCTTGCAAATATACAACATTTGGTTTAATAATCAAATATTCGTATTAAACTTTTATATTTATTTAAGAATATAAAGGGCATCACGTAATATGACACCCTTTATAGCTTTTACAATCTACTCATCTTGTCTTTCAATTCGTGTATATCATTGAATGCTTGCAACATAGGCTTATGCCAACGCTCTTGTCGCTCATCAATCGACTGCAAGTACATCAAGCTTTGGGCAAGAATGGTTCTTCCCTCATCAACGGCTAACCAAATATTTTCTACATTACCCATAATAGTATTCACGCTAATCGTCAACAAGCTACCTTCTGTGCCACCATCACGAGCCGCAATAGCATCCAACTTGGTATTTATGAGCTTTGTTTCCTCATACGTTCCCTCCGTAGCGGCCTCCACCGCTGTGAAACGACCATTCAACTCTTCTCCTGTATCTTGGCTCATTGATTCAAAAGAACCGGAAGAAGCGGACTGCTCGTAAGATTGTTTGTAACCCGTAATATCAGCAATATTATCACGAATAGCCAAACCCTCTTGAACTATCTTGTCATACTCTTCTTTAAGATTATTCAATTCGGTTGGCGTGAGCTTCCTTCCTCCATTCTCTTTCATCTTGTTTGCCCAGCTCTCATAAAGAGGCTTAAGCTTTTTATTCATAAGGTCTCCCAAAGCGAAGTTGAGCATCGACTGGTTGAGCATTGTAGTGAAGTCATTAGAAAAATCCTTTGCAGACTTACTCATATCCATAAGGTTGTTTATGAAGTCACTCTTCATCGAATCAAAGGTTGTTTGAGTCAAATTCTCATTGATTTGCTCCGTCAACTCCTCTAGTTTGCCCGCCAGTTCTGTATATTGCTCCCAATATTCCGTCTTATCATACTTGCCTTGGTCGGTCATATTCTTCCATACATCCGCATTATGTGTACGAATGTCAGCCATCTGCTCTGGAGTGAGCTTGTATATATCCTCCAAGGAATTAACCTTGTTTATCGAAGAATTAGTATAACCACCCCTTATCTTACTTTGCTCAGCCAAAGTCTTATTGATTGCCGCATAATCTTGTGCAGAAAGATTCCAATAATAAGCATTTGAATGGTGTGCCCCATGATACCCCATCTGTGTTTTGAGAATATCCATCGTTTGGGTGTTAACCTGTTTTTGAGCATCGTAAGCAGCATTATAGTTGCTGACGGCTGTATAACCGGAAGATTTGTCAATAGACTCTTTTAACTTATCAATGGAATACATCAATCTGTCATTGCTCTCGGTCAGCTCTTCTGTTTTCTTCGCAACTTCTGCACCATTACCTCCACCAATACCGAACATCTTGCCCAACGAACCAATGGTTTTTATTCCATTCATAGCTGCGCCTATGTAGTTTCCGCTTGCAAAATCAGAAAAGGCTTGTGTTCCACTGTTCAATGCATCCATTCCGTTATTCACGGCTTTACCAAAGCCTGTGTTTCCGAGACCCAAAGCATCGACTAACCCAGGAAGGTCTTTCAGCTTCTCTTGGATTTTCCTCAAGCCTTCAGCCCATTCCTCTATAGTATCATGCAAGCTCTTCTTTGCAGCATCCTGCTTTACCTTGGCTTCTTCCTGTGCCTTTCCGACTTCCTTCGTAGCCTTTCCGACCTTAACCTCTGAAACCGCCAAATCATCAAAAAGCTTACGTAACTTCTCCGTTTGGCTTACACTGAGATTCTTGGTAGAACCCATAAGTTTGTCCTTATTGGCAGAAGTGATATTACTGGTATCTATGCTAACCCCACTTTCCGCAAACACACCTTGGATTTTTCTCCTTTGGCTCATGTTATCAGCCTTGGCATCAAACTCCCCCTTTCTAGCTTGTGCCAATCGGTCTTGCGCATCCTTCGCCTCATCAATAAGCCTACGGTGTTCACGGACTGCATCATTAACCAATCCCCATCTATCCTTCTGCTCGGAAATCGCATCATCAATCTTGTAGATTTGGTCAGATACGGTTTTCATGTCATCAATTTCCAACGTACCCGAACCAAGCAACTCCTTCATCTTCTTGCGAAGGTCTTCAAGATAAGGAATACTCAATCGGTTCATATCCTGAAAGACAACATCCCAATTTATAGAATCCTTGAAATCCGAAAAATTCAACTTCTTCAACTGGTCGTTCATCTCCATTTCAGCGTTCGCTGCACCAAAAGTATCTCCCTTTTCTCTTGCAAGGTCTATCTTGTCCGTGTATTCTTTTAGAATAGCATAACGTTGTTGTTCTAAGCTGCCGTATTGCTTCATGAAATCCAACATGTCCTTTATCTCCGCTTGCTGGATTTCCTTCAGCTTTAATTGCCTCTGTTTCTCAATCAAGGCAATTTGGTCTTCGGAGTTCTGTCCAATGGTCTTCCCAAGATGATTACCCTTGTCGTCAACCATTTGTGTGCCCAATACCTCTTTGCGGTATTCCGCATCGGACTTACCCTGTTTCCACATGTTGGCTTTACGACCTTTTCCCGAATTTACCCAAACAATCTGGTCTTTCTTCTTCTTAGCCTCAACGAGTTTGTCAATCGAATCCTCTATAGCCTTTTTCTCCTTGTCTGAAGACATATTAATTTGAGCAATCTCCTTTTCGGTCTCATTCTTAATCAATTCTGTTCTTCGCTTTGACAACTCATCACTGGCTTTCTCCGAATAGGATGAAATAGACTTGGAATAGTCTTCCTCAGCCTTCTTGCGTTCATACGCTCTTGCTTGTGGGTCATCCGTTGCACCTGTTTTCTTAGGTGTTGTTTTCTTAGGTGTAGCTTTCTTTGTCGTTTCCTTCGGCTTATTTGCATCGGCTTTTCTTTTCGCCTCTCTATCTTTCAGAATAGAACCAGCCATAGCGACATCAAGCCTATTGGCATTTTCGTCTCTTAGCTGATTTCCTTGCTTTGTCAGCAATTTACTTCCTTTATGATTAGTTCGGTATTGCTCTTGCCTATTTAAATCTGCCTTACGTCTATTAATCAAAGATTGCAACTGCTTATCCGTTAAAGATTTCATCCAACTTGGAATTTCTGTATCATCATAATGGATTTTCAAATTTAATCCATATTCCTGATTCCATATAGAAATAAGCTGGTCTGTTGAGGAAGTTAAGGCATCTATGCTTTGTTTATTTTGCTGAGCTACCCATTGTGACCTAGCCTGTGTATTATTCCAATCTACATTTTCAGCAGCCGCCTTCATTATCGCATCCTCTGCGTTTTTATAACTTATCTTTAATTTTGCAAGATTACTCGTATGCTCCAATATCGAATGGTCAGTATTCTCTATAGTTGCTATATTGTAATGTTGTTTTTCTAAGAACGAATCAATAGGCGCAAATGTCTTTTTAACTGCATTTGTGTAAATATTAAAAGCATCTATATGCTCCTTGTAAGACAATGTGCTATCATCTACTCTTTGCTTCAACTTAGCCAGCCTATCTAAAACCTCATCTGTTGCTATGGAATTATACATCATTTGTATTGATGTTATATCTTCCTTATCTACATGTTGCCCACCTTGATACCAATGACCGGATAAGTCTTTGCTAAAATTGTCATCTTCTTTGTTTCTTGCTTCTGTATATTGGGAAGTGGCAGACATTAAAGCATTAGCCTTTTCTCTTTCAGCATTCTCCAATTGTAAGGTTGCAACAAATTCATCATGCTTCCCTTTAAGTGTTGTTAAATTGTCCTTTTCGGCATCACACTTAATCCCGAACTGCTCGTATGTTTGGATAAGTTCTTCTTTAGCTTTGTTGTAAGCATCAGTTCCTTCCTTAGAAGACCTCATTACGTTAAGCAAGCCATCAACTTTCGCCCTTGTGTTTTCAGCAGAATCTCCAAAATGCTTTGTGTCAACAGAAATATCTTCCTCTTCACCTCCGAACATTGCAACGGCACTAGCAAGCGTTGTTACCAATGTTATAATACCAGTAATCGGATTTGCAAGCATAGCAGCCCACATTCCCTTTAAAGCCATAGTTGTGGATTTTACCGCATTACTAAGCATTAATTCAGCAGTTGTCATTATTTTAACACTTGCGGTATGGATGGCATTTTTTACCGTTGAAGCAGCTGTAGCTAAAGTACTAGCCTTTTTCGTAGTCGTATTTGTAGCTTGACTAACAGAATTCAACTGCGTTTGTAGTGTTGCTTGTCTCTCTTGTAATTGCTCACGAATAAGCGCAGCTCCTCTTTGCTGACTTGCAATTGTCGAAACATTTGTTTGAGCAGTATTCACTTTCTTCGCAGCGGTGGCCAAACGTTCCTTTGCTTCTAGTGCATTCACGGCATTACCCTCTGCGTCAAAAGCTAAGTTTGCACCATCAGCGGTTTCCTCAACCAATTTTTGAGCCTCAGCAAAGGCATCTTGGGCATCTTGCAAATCATTCAAGGCTGCTGTATATTGTCTAGCTAACTCAATATCCCTATCATCAAGATTTGATATTTTCTCTGTGGTTGTTTTCAAATCTTCTTTAAGAGATTCTATCTTTTGTTGACGAAGTTCCTCTGTCTTTCTTTTTTCTTCATCAAGCTCAATTTGGCTTTGTGCCGTTGCTTGTTGTTGAGTCTGTAAGAGTTCACGTTTCGTCTCTAGCTGGGAACGCATTTGTGCCGAAATAACGCCCTCTTGCTCGGCTGCATCTAACCTTGCCTTTACAAAGTCATCGGAAACAGATGTATCTCCAACAATACTTGCCAAGTCTTGTTGTTTATTTACTCGCTCTTGCTTTTTATCCTTACCAAGCGACTTGTAGTTAGAGTTTTCTAGGTCTTGCAAACGCTTGATTTCTGCGTCAATTCCCTTCATCATATCATCGGCTTTTTGAGCTTCCTCTGCTTTGCGAATAGAAGCAGCCGCCATTAATGATGCACGATAAGAACCAACAGCTACTGTAGCAACGCCAATAACTTTTATTACCTCTTGCCAATTCTCTACCATAGCAGAAATAATTGACAATCCACTAGAGAACACGCCCTCGGATTTTTTGCCGATTTCGTTAAACATCTGTTGGATAGAGTCGCCAATGTTACTCCACTGACCCTCAAATGTCTTTGATTGTTGCTCCATCAGGCCTCCGAAACGACCGCCAGCTTGCGTCATGTTGGCGATAGCTTCCTTGAAGATGTCTGATGTGACTTTTCCCTTAGAAACAGACTCTTGAACCTCAGTTGTATTTTGGTGCAAAATTTTACCCAACTCTTCTGCCAAAGGAACACCTCTACCCATAAACTGACGCAAGTCCATTGTAAACATTCTTCCTTGCGAAACGGTCGTTCCGTAAAGATAAACAAGTTCTCCAAGCGGAATGTTCAAGCCCGAAGCAATGTCACCTAGCTGAACAAGAGTTTTATTAACATCTTTCGCTTCCGTTCCGTATGCCAAAAGTTGTTTTGCTCCGCTCGTAATACTGGACATGTCAAAAGGCGTATGAGCTGCCGTTTGGATAAGTTCGTCCATCAATTGCTTAGACTTATCCGCACTACCAAGCATGGTATTGAAAGATATTTCAAGTTGCTGGAATTGGGAACGAGTATTGAAAATACTACTTGTCAGTTGTTCAAATCCTAAACCGCCAAGCAAAGCAGCCGAAAGCATGTGAGCATCGCCAGTAACTCTTTGGAACAAGCTAGACATACCCTCTCCGGCAGTTGGAGCGGACTTCATACGTTCTATCATTTGGCTCATGCTATCGGTCAACATATTTGTTGCCTCTTTTGCCGGATTTGCTGAACCTGCATACAAAACATACTCATTCCGCATATTCTCCAAAGTCTGACGAGCACCGACAGCACCTCCTTCTAAGTTCTTCAACTGAGCTGTTTGACCTGCCAAAGAGCCTTTTAAATAGTCAATATTCTTCTGTAAAGAATCTATGGATGACTTATCCGTTGTAACTCCTAGAGTTAATCTCTTGTTCGTGATTTGCTGTTGGATTTTCTCTATTCGGTCTTTGGTAGCTTGCATTTGAAGTTCATAGCTATAAACTTCCCTTGCGGCTGCTTGCATCTTCTTATTAAACTCGGAAGACATCACGTAAGCGGCTCTTGAAGCAGCTTGTGTCAAGTCCTTTAAGCGATTGCTTGCATCTGCATATTTTTCCGTCAAATCCGCAACAATAGCTGGGTCGGTTGACTTATTGGTCTTCAACAACTCAGCCCTCAACTTTTCACACTCGGAACGAAGTTTCGTAACCTCCTCGAAATTCGCTTTGACATCGAATCTTAATTCTGCCATATTTTATGTTTTATTGGCAAAATTAGCTAATATTCAAAGGAATAACGAAAGAATAAAGGCGTGCTATTTCACAAAAGATTTAAGTGCAAAGAATAAGGTCTAGACACAGAAAAGCCTTCCACATTCACATGCAGAAGGCTCGGTTGTTTACTTATTTTTCTTCTATATATAAAGACCGTCAAATCACGACAGCCTGTAATTCTTTTGAAATTCCATGTAAGCAATCAAGAATTTGCTGCTTACGTTTTTTGCTAGGCTCATGGATTCCCATTGCATACTGACGCATCAGAGAAGCATTAATGCCAGCTTTCTTTGCGACACCATTTATATTCAGATATGAAAAATAATCGAAGAAAGAACCTATATCATACCGGAACTCAAACACCAATTCAGGCATTTGCTTTCCCTCTTCTTCAAGAAGCTCTTTAATCTCTTCCTTTGCTACAAAAATATCATCCATCGCTTGTTTTGCAGAGTTGCCAAATCCGACTAGATGGAAGTCTGGAAATTTATCCACCATATAGCAAGAAAAATTCTTTTCTTCTTTACACTTTTCTACTTGTATAATTACCTTTGTTGCCATAATTCCGATTCTAAACTTTAAAAAGAGGTCTTAAACTCATATCAACTTCTTGCTATATAAGCGAAAAATTGCTGGGCTTAAAGCCCAAGCAATCTTTCAAGAATACTGTCGTAAGTCTTTCGAGAAACTTCACGACTGCCGTGCCGTGGCACTGGACATTTAAGTTTTGTTGTTGGACTAAACCAAATGTCGTGATTACCACCATGCCGAACCACATAGCAACCTGCTTGGGTCAGCTTTCTCACTAATTGACTAGTCTTCATCATATATAATAGAAGAAATTAATAAATAAGTAAAAGACCTCTTTTGTCCTTAAGACAATGCAAAGATATAACTTTTTTGTTATATATGCAAATAAAAGGATAACTTTTTTGTTATATTAACCTCAATTAACAAAAAAAGAGCCACCCCGAAGGATGGCTCACTATACTGTACTATACTTTACTATACCATACTGCACTTTACCCTACTACACTAAACTTCACCGCACTCCACTACACTTCACACCACTTTTCTGTTGTACACTGCACTTCATTTAATGACTTCTAGCTTATAAAGCTATTGCCTTATGTATAAACGTAGCTACCAATATCGCTAATGTAGAGAATGCAATATGGAAGCTACAAAACCATTTCTGATTTCGTTTGCAAAGGTAAGCATAATTTCCGAAACAAGCAAATTATTTAGTGTATTTCTTTATTCTTTTAAACTTTATTTTCTTTTAGAAACCTATTTTTAAAATTACACCTTATTATTATAATAAAAGTATCATTTCAAATAAACCCAATTTGTTGAAATGTTACTAAACGTATAACTTTGCTTTTTTGCCTTTTGCGGTTCTTTGTCAAAGTCAGCCGTAACAAACAAATGCGTTCCGTATAATTCCATATTCATTGCTTTTGTTCTCTCATCGCCCTTATCTTCTTCCAATGGGGAAACTTTAGCCAATTCGCTATCAAAAGCATAAAGTTTAAAGAACAAGTCTCCTTTCTGTTTAGAATATTGCACCAATGCGCCATAAGGCTTTTTTACAAGAACAATAGCATTATTCAACTCCTTGTATTCATCACTACAGCTTTCCACGATTTTTTGCTGGTCTTCATTAGAATTTACACGCATCTTTTCCAAATGCTTTCCTAATGATACATACACACTATCCAAAATCTTATATGCACCATACTTATCATAGAAGGCATATCGAGAAGAAACGGCATCTTCAAAATCAGAGCAAGGAACTATTTCATTCTTTGCGTTCATAGCCTTTTTATTCATTATGGCTGAGTTCCAATTGATAACAAAATCCGTTGCTACGAAATCCAAAGAATATATTAGTCTATTGCTATTGAAGCGATAATCAGACAACGCCTTCTTGTAATTAGCCATTTTTTCAGCCTTAACTTGGTTGGAATGGTACACGTAGCCACCAATTCCGCCACCTATCACAACGATAGCTACGGTGATGGCAATTATCACTTTCTTCTTCATAATCACATTTATTTAATTATTGAACCTTGTGAGGAACACCCCACGTTACTTAACACTTTCCAACTTATCCAACACGACCCTAGCCTCAGCGATGGACGATGCGGAATACAACTCACCACCTTGTTTTATTAGGGCGATGAAATCACTAATAGCATCTTCTTTGTTCTGCTTATCAAACAATTCTGCTACAGGACAGCCTATAGCGTTTGCTATTTTTTCGATAGTTGATATACGCAAGTCGTTTTTCTCGCTAAGTAAACGAGAAACCGAAACTCTATTCATACCCATCCGGTCTGCTAGGTCTTGTTGCGTTACACCATATTTATTAAGAACATCTTTAAATCTCATAATACGTAATACGTTACATTGTTATTTTCTTGCAAAGATAAGAATAATCTTTGAAATGTAGCATATATACGTAAAAGTATTAACGTAGTTTAAAGAATAGTACGTTACAAATGAATATTTGTTAATTAACCTAAATACGTTACATTTTCTTTCTAAAATATTTGGCAGTGTAACGTAAATATGTTACCTTTGCATCGTGATTAAGAAAGAAAGGTCACAATAACATTATTAATTTAGCTGAGGTTGCACCTCCGAGTCGGCACTCGTAAAACGGTATAGCAATATGACTACTTCAATGATAAGAAGAAACTTGATTCAGAAGTTCGTTATGATAGAGTTCGTAAGCAACAGGATAAACACCCAAAAGGACGTTGATAGAATGTTGAATATGATAACAACTAAGCTCAATATGAACAACGATGAGGCCAAGAGCTTCTTGCGTGAGAGCATCGGACTTGCAAAGTAAGTAATTTAAGTTTAACGTTTAAAATTGAAAGATTATGGCTACTACATTTAAGAATATGATGAGAGAAGTAATGAATATGGCTCACAGAGCATTTCAGCTTAAGGGTGCTTACATGAGTTGGACAGAATGCTTGAAGCAAGCTTGGCAGGTAATCAAGCTGAAGGCTCGCATGAAGAAGCAGGTCGTTGAGTTTTACTTTCAGAAGATGAATGGTGAGATTCGTCAGGCTTTCGGCACTTTGATGGAGAGTCACATTGACTACACTCCAAACGGCAAGGGTTACGCTTGCAAGGACTGCACCAAGTATTGGGATGAGGTCAAGGGCGAGTGGAGACAATTCAAGAACTACAACTTGATTAGAGTTGCATAACAAATTTCTAACGATTTAAAAAGAAACTAGATATGAGCGCAAAGATTATCGTGATGCAAGGCAACATGGTTGCAACCATCGAAGAGACGAACAAGGACGCATTTATCAAGCGTGGAGAGTATAAAGAGACCGAGCTGGACAGACGCAAGCGTGAGGTTGATTTCTTGATTACAAGCATCGCAAACCGCTACGAAGTGACATTCAATCACAAGGTAGAGCTGAAGGAAAGCCGAAGCATCAAGAAAAGCGAGTATTTCGATAACATCTACTACGTTACCGAGAATGCATTGAACAAGCTGAAAAAGCAATACTCATACGAGTGTGACTTGTAATAGATTTCGTGAGGCACACGCTAAACTGCACCGGACTTTGAACATTAAATATTTAAGAGATATGGATAAGAATTTGATGGATGCTCTTTATGTGCGTTACAATGATAAGTTTGGCGTGTTGAGCGACGATGAGCGTGAAACTATTTCACATATATTGGGTACTGATTTAACCTTGGTTCTAAACAAAGAGAATATGGAGGTGTACCTGTTAGTGCCTTTGACAAGAAACCACAAATTTGAGTATAAGGGCAATTACATTATCGTGGATGGCAAGAGGTTTGATTCTGACATCTATTTCCGCAAGTATGGTTGCCAATGGATTGAGATGCAATCAAAAGAAATGCTATCTTTGGTAGCGTAACAATATATAAGGTGAGGCACACTATAAACTGCACATTATCTTTGATGTTTAACAATTAAATTCCGTGAACAATGAAAAGAAGAAGTAATGTGCAGCAACGTGCCACGATAGCTGGTCGTGCTGATGAGGGCAGAAGTCCTCCAAAGTAAAACAAACGTTAATGTTTTAAACAAAACACTAAAGCGTTTGCAAGTTAAAGAGAAAAGCATTAACTTTGCAGCCGAAACAACAAGGTTGTGAAGTAGAGAGCACGGCTAATAAGGATATTGAAACTATTAAAATTTGTTAGATATTTCACTTTCTCCAAGCGTGGAGAATTGCCACAAGCTCATCTCTCTACTTTAGTGGGCAAGTGGCTAAGCCCCGTTCGCACTTTCCACATTAGCGGATGGGGCTTTTCGTTTCCACCACAGCCAAATATAAATTATCAACAAATTAAGAAATGAAAGATTATTTAGAAAAGAATTTGAATGATGCACCCATGCTGGGAGCATTCGTAAATCAGAGTGAGGAAATCAAGGTTGAAGGCTTTGAACTCATCAAGGTAGAAGAACGTGATGGTAATCAAGCCGTCAATGCAAGAGAGCTGCACCATAAGTTGGGTAGTAAGCAGCAGTTTGCTAATTGGATTCGAAACCGTATTGAAAAGTACGGATTCGTTGAAAATCAAGACTTTTGCTCATTTAATAAAGTTATTAAACGAGAAAATGGTGCTACTACTATTACAGAGTATGCCTTATCTTTGGATATGGCTAAGGAGTTGTGTATGATTGAGAACAATGAGACAGGCAGGATGATTCGCAAGTACTTCATTGAGGTTGAGAAAAAAGTAAGAATGCAGAGTGTTCCATCTTTGCCCGATTTCACTAATCCGGCTATAGCAGCAAGAGCTTGGGCTGACCAGTTCGAGAAGAACCAAGTACTGACCTTGGAAAACAAACAGCAGAAGGAGGAACTTGCCAAGGCATCGCAGGAGATTGTAGGACTAAGCGCACAGATTACAACGATGAAGCCTAAGACTACTTACTTCGATGTGATGATGAAGAACAAGAGCACAAGCGTGATTACATCAATGGCGCAGGATTACGGAATGAGTCCGCAAGCATTCAACAAATTGTTGCATGAGCATGGTATCCAGCACAAGGTTTCTGACCAATGGGTCTTGTACCGCCAATATTTGGATAAGGGATATGTGAATAGCGAGCCAGTGACCATTACGCACAATGATGGAAAACAAACCATCAAATACAACACGAAATGGACTCAAAAAGGGCGTTTCTTTCTCTATGAGTTCCTAAAGGAGAAAGGTATCTTACCTTTGATTGAACGAAATAATAATGGTGAGACACACTAGGACAACTGTAAAAGCCCCAATCTCGTTAGAGGTTGAGGCTTTCTTTATTTTTACATTTACTTCTTATCTAACCCATAGGAGAACAAATACTTTTGCGCTAATTTTCAAAGACTTGTATTTTTATTACAAAAGTATTGTTATTTTACATTTCGGTTTCATTATACTCATAATCCCAGAGGAATAACTTGCCTTTGACGTTTCTAATCGGCTCATCGAACAATTTAGCATTCTTCAAGAACCAATGATATTGGAAATCTTCAGCAAATGCATCCGGATAAGCCTCATGATACTGAATATCATCCAACTCTACGCTGCCGATAATGGCTGACGTTGGCAAGTCTTTGAAGTCTGGAATAACAATACCATGCTCTTGGCAATATTTCTTCATTGCGCTCTCCTGCCATCCGTCAAGTTTTTCAGGTTTGGCTTGGCTAGCATGAATAAGGAAACGACCACGGAACTTTCTATTCCAGGTTCTGTTTTCAATGGTCTTGCAGCCGATAGCGATTAACCAAGCATACGGCTGGCGAATTGATAATACTTTCATAAGCTCATTGTTTTGTTGTTTACATTCGCAAAGGTAATAAAAACCTTTGAAAAATGCAAGAAAACTCTAATTTATTTTCATATTTTCTAAAAATAATCTTGAAATAGCTTGCATCCTAAAGGCGGTAAGAGGTTAGATCCTCTTCCGTCTTTTCTTTCTGATTCTGTCCCAATCCGGTTTAAGCACATCCATTGAGCCGACCATCGCCTTGTACTTGTCGCAAAGTTCACCCTCGTTCATAGAGGAACTGAAAGTGTACATCTTGTATCGTTCATGCTCAGGAACATATAATCCTACCATCAAGGAACGGACTCCATCTACCTCCTGCTCCGGTGCTATCAATACAAGCCCTTCGTTCATGCTTTCCAACTTGAAAATCTTTGAGGTGACAACCTCATAATAATCTAATATATCCATATTCTTATCTCCTATAATTAGTTTGTACGCTCAACTATCTCAATATACTGGATAGAGTTGCAATCTATGTATTTACGTGTGAATACTACAGTATTCCCACTCCCAATCATAAGTGTTCTGTTCTTTGTATTGCAATTGAAAGAGGTTTCACCACCAACACTACTGAAGTCGAAACTTATCTTTGCTCCACCTACCAAGTTGACAGTTCCTCTTAGACCTTTTTTCTCGGCTTCGACCATTATCACATACACATGACCTGCATCCATATTCTTATCTAATTAATTGTTATAAACCTTCTTTGATAAATATGCGAATGATGGAATCGCTATCAATGTAATCTCTACTTCCATCCGTATCATATTTTATCACAAGATGTCCCTCTTCGTCTAAGATTACATCATCTGTAGCAGTAAACGTCTTTATTTGCTTACTGAAGTTTACATGCGATACCTGCCCATTTACAAGTGTAATTGTCACAAGGCAACCAGACTCCTTCGCATCTTCTATAATATTTTTGATAACATCAATCTTCATAGCTTTATTATTTTAATTCTTGTTCTACGATGTCGAAATTGTCCCACGTTTCTCCTTCGCTGTCTGAGATATGGAAGAAAGAACCTGAGATATTGTATAGATAATCATCGCAATTCAAAACTCGCTTGTAATTCTCCAAAGTGTTCATCCCTTTGTGTCTTATCGCTTTTCTTGCCTTATCTATGGTAGAGAAGACTTCTGCATCAACCTCAACTGCTTCACCCAATCCATGTTGGTATGAAGATATTACTACATATACTTTCATCGCTTAAACCTCCTTATTCATTACGCTACCTTGAATAGCTTTTCTTTGTTAATCTCAATCCACTGACAAGCGTCCTTGCGGAAAAAGATGTCCGAATCGAACCGCTCACCATCCACATCAATACTATCACCCTTGCAGACAAATGCGTGGTTCTTTGTCAAAGGTACAAGAAGGTACGTTTTGTCCTCTCTTTTGCGTTCTACAAGCGTTTTGCCAGTCCCAATGATAATTGATACCCTTTCGTCCTTATCGTCCTTTAGAACGCCTATTTTGTCTGTATGCTCGATATAGAGCACATTCAGAAAATTCTCATCCATTTTCTTATGCATTAATCATTTTGTTATACTTCTTTTTGTCAACTCCTCGTTTCACGGCTTCATAGAGCAATGTCAAAGCTAATGCTTCATCCTTGACTTTCAAAGCCTTCAAGGTATCTCTTTTGACGTTATAGTTCTCATCGACCTCACACAATGGTACGTAGCCTTTGTGCTCGAAATTTCTTCGGCCAATCGCCCAAATTTCGTAGCCATCCGGAAACTCATTTGTTTTCTCGAATACATAACTGCCATCAATAAACTTTTCCATAACCAATTGTTTTAAGTTCTTTACCTTATGTTTTCTTACTCCTCCCATCGGAAAGCGCCAGGGTCTTTTACAACTTTCTTGCTGGCTTCGTCCCACATATAACCATCATTAAACCACTTTGGGGCTTTACCATTGATTACACGTTTCGCCTCTGCTATGCTAGCATAGTCCGGTTCAACTACATTATCAATGCGAACGAATACCTGACCGAATACGTCCTCCACCTTGGTAATATGATGCCCTTTGTAGAACACTTCTTTCAAACACTTAGCGATTGTCTCCATATCTCAAATACTTTAAAAGTCCTTAACTAAAGGGGTGATTAAAGGCTCACCCCTATTAAAGCCTCGCCAAACACCTTAGAACGTGTATATATCTTTATGCAACTCGCAAGAAGTTGTAAGCCTTGAATTGTCTCCATGCGCCCTTTTCTTCATCCCAATAGCGGATGCAATCTCTTGATGCTGCATGCCCTGTACCATTTGGAGTATAGTCAATGTGGCTCTGAAGGAGAGTACCAAAGGCTTGTCTTACCTCACCATTCATCTTCATAAAGAAGAACTCTACTACCTTGGTCTTCATCGCTGCCTCAAGCTTTACGACCTGCCAAGCCTGTTTCAAGCACTCAACCCAAGACATTGAACTTGATTTCAACTGATAGGCTCTATGTGCCAACTGCATTACCTTTCTCATCTTGTTCTTAATTGAAGTAGTCATATCCTCAAACCGTTTTACGAGTGCCGACTCGGCTGCATAACAGCATCTAATTGTTAAACTTTAAAGCCTTTATCTCTTAAAGACATTGCAAAGGTACGAATATCTTCTCATATCACCAAGAGAAAATACGAAAATCTTCTTATATTTAACCTTTGTTAGTACGAATATATTCAAACTGCCATATTTATTCACATTTATTAGTAATATTTTCTTCTTACTTTCGTAATTTAATCGTACCTTTGCAAACGAATAAGTTCGTACAATCATTTAATATATATAATATGTATAGACTAGAAGAAATATTAAAGCAAAAAGGCATCACAAAGACTACTTTTGCTAAGATGTTAGGGATAACCAAGCAAAGTATCCCTAACATTATCAATGGCAACCCTACAAAAGCGAGGTTGGAAGAAGTAGCACAACTTCTTGGTGTTCCAACTTGGCAATTGTTTGTTGACCCAGAAGACATCTACTGCGAGTGTTCACCTAGGTTTAACTTCTGCGCATTTGTCCGCTCGGAAAATGGAGATACATTTGTAGCGTCTTCCTTGCAAGAACTTCGTTCTATTGTTGATAAGCTGGAAACTTCTTCAAATATGAAATAGAGCCAACCAAGTTAGCTTGTCTTCTTTGGGGTAAACCTATTAATATGGGAATCAATTTAAGGAGGATTAATCCTCCTTTAAATGTTCCTTTATCCACTTTTCATATGCTTTTACATTATAAAATGAAATAATTTTATTTACCGCTTCTTTACGTAAATCCTTTATGTATATCTCTAACATTGTTAATACCCTAGAACAACGATAAATTGCATAAAGATGAATTGTTTCATTCAACGTATTACCCATTATTGTTTGCGAATATCCGGATTGCGAAATATTAAATGCATATTTCTTACCTATTCGCCTAAACTTCAAAGAAAAAGATGTCATTTCCCTTATCGTTGAATTTAAGCCCAATGGCATAAAAGTACAAGTTTCAGCAGAATATATTCTTCTTCCATCTGCCAATAAATCTTTGTCTATCGCAAAGCCATTTTTCCACCATTTATCATGGAATTCTTTAAATTTCAAAAAATCCTTCCATTCATTAGAGATAGTAACATCATGCCAACAACCTGTACCGATACGTCCAAGTATTTGATTCCAACAAAAATAAGCATGACTTTTCTTTAATTCGTAGAATTCTTCAAATGTATCTGCTTTTACATACCCCTTTCCTTTTATAAAAATAGAAAAACTCCCATCAAGAATTTCTCTTATTCTTGCACGTTTCATAAAACCTTGTTCGTAAGCTCTTACGTATATAACCCCACGTACTACAGCTTCAATTTTGTAAGGGAATCCCTCTACAGAATAATACACTTTATTTTTATCAATTTCCATAATTTTTCAGTTTTTTGTGTGACTCACTTTATGTATGCAAAGATAAGAAAAATTCTTTAGACAACAAAGAATTTTGCTTTAATAATAACAACTCTTTTGCTTGATTTTAGAACTTTTAATAGCGAACCCATCGTTTGATACATTGGTACGTATTGCCGAAATCCTAGATGTGCCAATTTGGAGGCTATTCTACAAGGAGACACCAAAGGAGCTACAACCAGAGCAGCCATCCATTCCGCAATCTCCGGCTATCATCTGCCCCCATTGCGGCAAGCCTATCGAGTTGGAGATTAAGGCAAAGGAGGGGAAATGATATTCCTCTCCCTTTACCTAGAAATTCAACGAAGGCATATTACCATTTCCGAAAAGCAGTCTGAATGTCTCCTTTCCCTTTGGTGTGATTAGTGTTCTTGTACCTACAACTTTGTCGTTTCCCCAGTCTTTCACCTTAAACAAGTCACCATTGTATTGCGAATATGGCTTAATGTGATTCTGTTTATCACGATAGACGTATTTCTTCTTAATCAAGGTTTTGATGAACAGATTCTGCTTCATACCAATCTCCTTTGCAGTATCTCGGAAGTTCGTAAGCAAGCCTTTGTCAACTAAGTTGTCAAAGTATTCTGCCTTTGGCTGCATTTCCTTGTTCTTTTCCTCAATGGCTTTCTTCTCTTCCTGCTCCATTATCCAACGCTTCGCTCTCTCAATTGGGTCTTCAATCTGATAAGAAGGTATGATGCCTTGTGCTACACAATGAAAGACCTTGCGGTACACTTCAAACACCGGACGAACCTTGCGAGCAACAAAATATTCCAAACAAGCGGAGGTGAGGTGATAGCTAACCTCTTTGTAACCACCTGTTGCAGTTTTGCCATTTTTGGCAATACTGATAAAATCCACATTCTCAATGAAGTTGGTCTTCAATGCACGCACTGCCTTTCCTTTCTCTGCATAGCAAAGTTGCCAAACTTCATCAAGATTTACCGGATATTCCTTTCTCTGCTTATCTAATTCCAAAACTCCACGAAAGTAACTCTCCAAATCAGATGAAGAACTTTCTTTTGTTAAAACAATCTTACTTTCCATTTGTTTCTTCTTTTCAGTTTTTAACGTGTGTCTCACGCTCTTAAACTTTGCTAATCTTTAAGTTTCTCAATTATATAACCACGACCTGTATAGGTACAAGCCAAGCCGATATACACTAGGTGATGCAAAAGCCACCATTCCTCAGTGAACGGCAATCTATCACACTTCACGAACTCATCTTCATCCTCAAAATCGGATGCCTTTTCCAATATTTCTTCCTTTGTCATTGCTTATATTATTTATTCTAAAATCTATTAAATACACCATCCGCAACTACCTACGCATAGTTTGCATTCCAATTCGTTGCAGATGTCATAATATTCTTTATCCGTTATATTATAGCGGTTTAGCACTTCCTTTGTTGGAGGCTTTGGGTCAAAGTGCATATCGGCACAAGCATAAGGCTCTGCATCTTGAGCATGATGGTCATACATATCACCAAAATCATTTTGTTCGGCATTCTTTCCGTTAATTGTGAATACCTCTGTACGGCAAGGTAATGCATGATTCGTTTTTATCTTTAATTCCATATCTTAATATATTTAAGCTACTATTCAAAACTAAAAATTATACAACTCCCTCTTAAGTTTAATCCTAAGTTCTTCCTTCATTTGCGACACTTTATCATAAGAATCGTAATATCGTCCGTAGTTGTTATAATTAGACCTATCTACACAATGCAGCCCGATAATAAGTAATTCTAGCTCATCATCAGTCAAAGAAACTTTTTTCATACTCCTACTTCTTTTGATTAAAATACTTTTCCAACTCTCGAAGAATGAACAGCCCTCCTATCTTGAAAGACTGCTCTATCACTACTCGATGTTCCTTAAATTCTTTTTGGCTTCTTGAAAACCGAAACGCCTCGTTCTCTAATACAAGTACAAACTTATTAAATTCTGCCTCGGTCATTTGCTATCACCTCCTTTCTTAGGAAACAATTCATCCAAGTAGAGCCAACGAATAATAATCCGTTCTGGATTTATTGGCTTGTAACCGCATTCCTTCCAACGTATCTTTTCGTATGTAGCCTCTCTGATATATATTGGTGGATTTATCTCACCATTAGGCTTATATACATACAAGATTCGTCTATCCAAGTCAGGAGCCTCACTTGCGTGATGCCACAAACTATTCAGAAACTCATTGATTATTTTGTCCTTATTTTCCATTTTTTCATTCTTCACTAAAATATTTTTTAACAAACGCTCGTTCGGTGAGCCATTTCCCTAAGCCTACTCTAAAGTAACGCTTTGGTTTGCCTTTCGCAAACCCATATTCGTCACGAGGTGTATTAACACTTAGGTGTATCTTAGGAACATTGTTCACCGACACGTATGCGGTTATATATTCATCTGTGAATGCCGAATGTTGAACTTCACGGAACTTTACACTCTTAAAGAACATTTCCTTCATAAGCCTTAGTCCTTATAGATTACATCAAGAATGGTGCTGAAATTCGGATTATCAATAACTGCTTGGGCATCTTCTTTGTTCTTGAAGTAAATAGCTCCTTCATTATAACTACTACTTGAAGTAATACCATATTCGCTGGTTCGCATAATATTATACTTACATTCATTAGATTTCCAATCCGGTTTCCAATCTCTATTATAGTACTTAGCTATAATCATTAACCTAGATAATGCAATTAGCTTATCCACATTCATATATGAAACTTGAATACATGCTGGACGAATATCTTTGTCTGCTAAAGCTGATATGGCATCCATATAGCCGATTACCCTCTTTCTAAGCTTAATAATACCAGCTTTCAAGTCACTTTTTTCAACGTCCACTTCCATTCCTTTAGGAATATCAAGGACTAATTTGTTATCTTTAATTTCCATATCTCTTTTTCATTTTAGAAGTTTTTATATTCAAAATCTACACCGAGAATTTTACGATTAAGCATTGCTACATCCATAGCTCATTAATTTTAAAGCACTACGTCGAAGGTCTCTCGGTTTGAACGGATTCTTCTTCAATATTTTATTTCGCATCTTGCGGATTTCCCACTTCTGTGTAAGACGCATAGCCTTTAACAAACGATAGTCTCCGGCTAGCTTTCCTACATCCGTTTTGCCACAATAATAGCCTTGTCTATAAGCCCAATATCGGGTTTTATAGACTTGCTTCATTATCTTCTTAGCCTGTCTTATTTTCATATCAACCTCACTTTCTGCGAAAAAACGTTCCACTACACCAGTCGCTGCTTTCAACATCATCATGTAGTTTGGTGCATCTGCCGATAAACTCATTACCTTTATAATGCTTACAACGACCACACTCCTTTGAATTTCTCAAAATTGCACGAAACACGCTAACGTTAGCACTCGGCATATTTGCCTTATTCCATCTGATAGTTGCTTTCTGATAGAGATTCTTTAATCTAGGAATGAATCTACTCTCTTCCTTAAATGTATATTTTGATTCGAAGTAACGTGTGTCCGTTCCTCTCTCCATCATATTCAAAATTTTCTTAGCTTGTCTTATCTTCATACATTACTTGTTTTATAAATTTCACATGTCCCCTCATAAATAGTGTTATTACTATAAATGTCATTATATTGCGAAATAGAAATTAATCCATTTACCTTCATTTCCCGAAGAATGCCATCATACACACTTTCTATTGCTCTTCTCTTCAATTGCTCCATGCCAGATTTGTCACGGCAATAATATTGCATTTCAAAGCTTGACATTGCAACTCTTGAATGAAGCTTAATAACTTGTGGCTTTATGTATCTAACCTCTATCTTTGGTTTGATGCCTAGTTGGTCAGCTAGCCATTGCTTCCATTTTGGCTTTACATCTTCTCCATCCAAACAAACAAGCAGGATGTAGATAAAGCTCATACTAAGATATAAAAATTCTATATTCATACACTACTACTTTTTTGTTAATCTTATCGCCTTTGTGATGCGGTGGTCTTTAAAACGCAATTGGTCAAATTCTAACTTATACCAATATCTTCTTGACCACCAATAATCATTCCGGCTCTTCAAAATCTTCTTGGCTTGCCTTGTTTTCATCTTGCACCTCATTTTTGGCGTTTTGTAAATACGTCAAGCAATCCTTTCCGATAGTTCCTACCGCCTTGGAATAATCATCCTCGTATAATGATTCGTTACCATCATACCTACTAAGATATTTCTTTCTTTTTATATCAGCACCATCCATGATTTTAAGCTTTGCCACAATCACTTCATTACTGGTTGCCTTGCCAAGAAACCACAACATGTTAGTTAATGCCAACTTGTTTGGTTCATAAGCGTCAACATTAGACAATTCTGACAGCCTTCCTTGAATGTATCTCGTTAGTATCTTTTTGTAATTCATACCTTGTCCTCCTTATCGGGCTTGCTTACCCACATAGTTTCGTTTTCCAACTCTTCAAGTGCTTTTTCAAGTTCCTCAAATGCTTTTGACTTTTCTCTATATCTCTCATCAGGAGGTATCATCACACCATCAATAGCACTACGAAACCTGTTTCTAGCACTGATTAATAATAACTTTACTTCATTTAAAGTATTTCGTTTGTAGAACTTTGGGACTCTGCTAACCTGCCACCAAGAACAGCATTCATCACTCCAAGGTTCAATCCACACAGGTTCTTTTGTGTCTTTATCTTGGCAGTATACAATTCCACGTACTTCATCATTCAGCAAGTAAGCCTCTACCTCAAAATCCAAATCGTCTAATGTTGTATAAGTCTTGCAATACTCATTACGTTCCCTAGTGCCTTCTCTTACGAACAACTCAAAATCGTTAAATAAATCTATTTTGAGTATCTCTAGGTTGTTGCTTTTAACAACATCTAGAAGTGACTCCTTAACGTTCATTTTGCTCATTGCTTATCCTCCTTGATTACTGGTTCTTCGATAATGTATTTACCTTCAATTTCAAATGGTAAAACGTTAGTAACATTTGCTCTGTAAACTTTACCATCTAAAGCCTTAAATAAAGGATGAATAACTGTAGGTAAATGAGGAACGCATTTATTGCAATGATGCACAACCTCAAAATGACCTTTTGAGCCATCACGCAATTTGCTTTCACAACACTCACAACTACCTATTCTATATTTGAAATATGTACGTGATAAAGCAGCTTCTTTGCCACAAATATCACATTTTCCAAATTCCATGTCTGCCATATTTTCTTCTTTTTACCCTCTCCCTGTTGCCAAGGAGAGGGTGGTTAATTACTTACTCACAAATAATAGCGAGCTGGCCACAAGCAGCTCCATTCTCAATTTCAGCCTTTGTTGCGATTGCTACTGCATAATCGTAGCCCATCTTTTCCAATTGATTCTTAATTGCATTCATACTTAGTAATCTCCTTTTCTTTAAATGATTTATAATATAATTGCTTAAAACCTAACTTTTTCAAAACGTTAATGTAATCTCTATACTGTTTACTGATAAAGATTTCGTTGTTATTGCCAACAAATCTATACCATAAATTGTCAAGAAATACATTTGTCTTATAATGACCTTTATTGCAATCAATGATAACTAGCTTCCCACCTACCTTCAGATACTTCTTCAAGGTTGTAAAAGTTCTCTGTAAATCTGGGATATGATGAACAACGTTTCTTAGATAAAATACATCTACTGATTTTTCTCTAAGACCGACAATCTCATCTTTCCCATCATACTGAAAATCCAATTGTGGAAAGGTTGTTACATCGCAAGTTTTATATCCAGCCTTTGGATTATAGCCACTTCCGAAATCAATGCACAATTTTGTCATCATCAATATGATTGTTTCTTCTGACAAGTTCATTGTTCTTAACGGCCTTGCAATACTTTTCCCAATCACAGAAATTTCCAAGAGGAGTTATGATAATATCGCTTCTGTTGTACTTCCCATAATTGCCAAATACTCCAAACGTATGGCCATTCCACTTGTAATCATAAAATCCATATCCGTCATCACCAACCTTTACAGAACCATCTGGGAGTCTTATCTCACCATACCTTGCCTGTAAATCTTCGCATACAATGCTATAGAAACTATCTGATAGTATTGTTTCCAGTAGTTGTGGATTCAAACTTTCCTTGCACTTAGGAATGTTTATTCTTGTGTTTGGAATAATCTCCTTACACAGAAGTGCCATGTCTCTACGTCTTTCGTATTGTTCGATAGAAGACACGCTGATAGCAACCTCAGTTAATCCGGCATCTTTCAATGCAACGATGATGTCCTCATTAAGCAGTATTCCATTTGTAACAAGACAGATACCATCAGATGTATAGTTGCTGACTATCTTTACAATCTTTACCAAATCTGGATTGAGCAAGCTTTCGCCTCCCATGATAGTTGCTCTTTTCAGAACACCAACCTTCTTCAATGTTTCCTCCATCTTATCACTATCCAAGCGCAACGGTGACTTGAACTTTTGGTAACAGAAGTAACAATTTCCGTTTACTCCTGTGCTTTCATTCATGTTGCAATTCAGATTCGTGATAATCCTGTATCTAAAAATTCCCTTTTTCATACTAAATTAATTCCTTCTACTACACCAGTTCCAAGATGATTCTTTTCTGATATGTTATTCACATTGATAGGAGACAACTTCACAAAGAAATGTTCCTTATCAAACCACTCAGCCAACTTTTTCGCATCGAAATCAGATGTATCAACAAGAGTGAGGTTGATTGTTGTTTTCAGATTGCTTTGTGTCCGTATCTGACCTAACTCTTGAATAGTCATTTTGTTCTTGTAAGGAATCAACCAATTACGCTTGTTATCATCAAATGAATGCAAACTAATCTGTAACGTAATATTTCCCTTAATGAAAGAAAAATCACTCCCCTTGATACCAATCGTTGATACGTAATGATGGGTATTAGGATATTTCTCAGTAATAACACGAATAGCCTCTTTGACTGCATCAATATTAAGGAATGGCTCGCCCATACGAGTATAGTTTATCTTAAACTCTTTTGCTTTGCTTGGGTCAGCACCTGCCTTGTTGATGGCAAATTCAACCTGTTCAACGATTTCTTCTGCTGTAAGATTGCGATAACGTTTCATGTTGCCTGTAGCACAGAACTTGCATCTTACTGGACATCCACTCATTGTAGATACTCCTATCATCCAACGTTCCATGCGGTCGCCAAGCTCATTGTTGTCGAGCTTATTCTGATGTCTGCCTATTGCATCTTTAGTGTAATAAGGCAAGAATGTATCTGTAGTTTCAACTAGAAAACCATCTTCTAACTGAAGACAATACACGACACCATTTTTAAATGTTTTCTTTCTTAATTCCTTCATATTTCTTATATTTATATCCCATAAGGGATGGTAATTACTCAGGTATCTTTGTTGTGTATTTATCGGATGAAATGTGCAGAAACACATAATCACCATCCGTAGAAGTATTCTCGATACCACAAGAAACACCTTCTGCTTTATCAAATACAAGCATTTCACAATCTCCACCTGTAAAATCAATGTAAGATTTTAAATGCTCTATCAACTCACTTGCTTTCATATTACTATTTATTTATGCCTAAAGGCGGTTAATCTATCTCATCACAATACTTATAGATATAATCTCTGACAAAATGCAAGTCAGAGCCTATTTGCTCCCTTGCACTTTTCTCTACGTCTATACGCTCAAAATTCTTATTGATTCTATTAATATAATAACCAATATCGGACATAAATTCCTTGCGCTTTTTTAATGTCGCCTTATAATCAGCAGTCTTCTTGCTGATATAGCAGTTAACGACAATGGTGGTACAAACAATCGCCACAATAATAATAGCTGTAATACAATTTAAAATCATAATCAATCAATTTGTGCCAGAAGGCGTTAAACATTAAACGATATAAGACAAGCTGATGCCTAATATACCTGCTCCTAATATCATAAGTATGACTCCTTGGAGCATATATGCAAAATCTTTCAAGAACAAGTACACTCCAAATATAATCAAGACTATACCTATTATAAATATTACTTTCATACCTACACCTCCATTTCTGATGTGATTTTAAAAGCAAATAGGATATGCTGTAACTCGTGGACGTAACTGATATACCCTCCCATAATATCATTATTTATTGAAACAGACCAACTAATACCGCCGTCTGTGCAAAGTTTAATTCTTGGAATACGACTATGCCTAAAGTATATTTGTCCCTTACTCCATCCATTCTTAAGAAGAATGGCAGCTGTAAGAAGCACTGGCTTTATTTCATCAACACCAACAAAGCAGTACACCAATCCTTCTTTGTGGCAAGATAAGTCAAAGTGGCTTCCGTCTCTTGGTTCTTTGACAACCATGATTTTGTTGTTGTACATGACAACATCACCAACTATATATTTCTGTACCATACACTTTACTCCTTAAAATGCAATTCTAAAATCCTTACCTTTCAAAGTTGGTCTCTTTTTGAGGACGAACTTCTCTAAATCTTCAAAATCTATGGGGAATAGCGCACAATATTTATACTTTAATGTGCAGACGAATCTTCCGTTGAGCATAACATCGAATGTGAATATCTTCATAGGTCGCCTCCTTTCTTTTTAGGAACATACTCTTCTAACTCATAGCTAAACTCATAGCAGTCTGGGCAGTAGTGCTTATCGCCAATTTCTACCCATTCGGATTCCATTGCTTGTTCTCTAGCAGTACAGATGTCCACCCAACAGTCAATGCCATCATCCACACCATAAGTCTTTCTGCATCTGTCACAAACGACAGAGTACATTGTTACTTCCTTAATCATGATTGCCTCCTTTCGTAATCAAGTCAAACAATTCATCTACGAATATCCAATCAGTTAAACGATATAATTTGACTTGCTCTTTCCACATTCCTTGATATGTGCGACATGAAGTTTCATCAAGCATAGCGTTCATATCGTAGAGCTTTCTAAAACCGAATTCTCTTGAAAACGCAAGAATCTTTCCGTTGTCATTTCGAGGAACTTCGCTAGCAGGGTGAAGCAAGTCCTTCAATAACTCATTGATAGTCCACTTAACACCATCCTTAAACAACTCTGCGCCAAACTCTTGGCAGAAATGATGCTGACCATCAACCTCTGTGTCTTCATCATAAGACATTATAGGCAAATCTTGCTCATACAAGTCTGCTGCTCCTCTTGCGGCTTCATCTATTTTCTTATCATCTAAAACCATTTTATTAAGCTTCATAACCATTATTACGCAGTTCATCAATTAAAATCTTAACATCTTCTATAGATTCTCTTGCGAGAGTTCGTAGATGAGTTCTGCGAACTGCTTCAGGGCAAGCGCATCTATTATCATGTTCATAATCTTCCCCTCGTTGTTTTACTTTATCTCTAAACAACTCGGCAGATTTCTCATACAAAAAATCTAATTCTATTTCAGATAATTTCATAATCAAACCTCCTCTTTAAATTCGGACTAACACTACAAGCCTTTATTTCGATTATCGAAAATATGCTCACAAAAAATCTTCTTAAGTACTTTCATATACCTAATCTTTTATATCTTTAATATAGCACCACTTTGTGATGTTGTTTCTCCTTACATAATCTTTCCAATAAACTAAAGAGTAAAGATAATCAGCTTCGTACTTAATACCTCCATCGTCTCCATCATACCATTCTGTAAGAATCCATTCTTCGTAGTTTGGAGCTTCTTTTGCAGAGTACCATTTAGTCATTGTTCACCTCCTTCCTTATCATAAAGTAATCTTCTTCAACTTTATTATGTAAGTAGTATAAAAGTTTTAACTTTGTGAGTTTTTCTAACTTTCTTACTACATATTTTATAGTATTAGGACTTATATAACCGTCAGTCCAACCTCTTTTCAAAAGCCATTTAGTACTCTCCTTGTAGAATAACTTCTTGCATTTTCGTTTATTCATTTTCAATCTCCTTCACATAAAGTTTCGTTAACCTCGTCATTGTATGTATGAGTAACCGGATTGTACTCGGAATGGGTTGCATATACCCTACCTTTCCGGTTAGTGAAATAGATAGCATTTCCTTGGTCATAAAACCTGTACACTGTTATACTATCAACAACAAACAATTTCTCGACCTTGAATTTGTCAACAAAATCCGAGATTTGGACTCTTGTACCCTTACCTTTGCAACCTACCAAAATGGCGGCAACGGCAATTATCATAAATACCTTTTTCATATCAACTTCTTTTCTTCTTGACGAATCCGTTATTCATCATAACCTAATATGCTAAAGAACTCATCCATTTTTGGATTTAGATTATTTGCCATTAACATATATGCCGGAACGGAACGACCGATGTTGCACTCTAACTTCAATGCATGTATCATTACTGAAGCTTGTTGGCTTGAAATCTTAACCCTATCCAATCTGGAAAGTATTTCGCTCTGCGAATCTGCATTACGAAACACTTTCTTGATAAGACTTTCTATGTACTTACGCTGCTTGTCCGTCATTGCTCTTATTGTGCTCAAGAGACTCAACCAAAGCCTTCAGACTATTGAAAGTAGCATCCACCAACTCCTTGCTATCGGAAGCATCAAAATACCAATTTCCAATAATCTTGCTATTATTTGCGGCAAACATCATAATACTCGTATGGGTATTAGAAGACGACATCTGGATAGACTCCTTTGTTCTACCCATGAGGCTAGCAATCTTTAATAACACCTCTACATAAGCATTATTCTTTTCCATTTTCTTATTACAGTTTTTATGGTGTGTCTCACCTTTTTAATTAGTAACCTTGTTTCTTAACTACGATGCAAAGATACAAAGAATATCCGAAACATGCAAATTATTTAATGTATTTCTTTTATCTTTTAACACACTATAATAATATAAATTAATAATTCACTGACGTTAACACTAAAATCCCCACCACTACATTATTATATATAGTGATGGGGCAAACATTTAAAACAAAATAGCATTATGGATTTCTTCGATTACTATCTAGTACTTTCTTTAATTCTCCATCTACATCAAGTACTCCACCTTGCCAATCGGACTGAATATCTAAACTAAACCAACCACCTTCTTTTGTGCGAGCAAACCAAATTTCATTCTTATCATACTCTTTAATAACACAACCAATGAAATAATCAGTTGTTCCATTCCAGATCCAACTACACACTTCTGAATTAGTCTTGAATGCTTGCTTTACATAATCCGGTGCATAAGCATATAAAACCACGTCCTTTATGATTGCCTTATACAACCTAGAGCAACAGACCTTACCATCATCAAAGAAAGAAATAACCTCACCTATTTTAGGTATACGCTTTATATCTTTCATTTTAAATCAAGTCCTCAACATAAGCCCATTTATAGATGGCGTTGGACTCCGTAAACTTCTTCCACCATTCCTCACCCATGAAATTCAGATGCTTGAAACGCTTGCGAACCTTGGTCAAACCGACAATGCGTCTGTTGTGCTCAGGCAATTCTTCTACCGGATGCCAAGCACATTCCTTTTGGCATTTCATTCCCAACTCCAAGGCTTGTTTGGCTATCTGCCTTGCACCTTGATTAAAATCTATCTTATCAATCATTAATTCTAAGTCCATAATCAGATTGCTTTTATATTAACTTTGTCATCAAAAAACGCTTCTAGCACTTCCTTGGCTTTAGCATCTGCTTCATCCAAGTCTTTGCACTTGACTACTTGAACACCATAGCCTATAGGGTTACGCAATTCGTAACATTCTTCAGCCTTAACCAACCGGAGGAAAATATCTCCACCTTTGAAGCGGTACGAATATCCTTCAGTTGCCTCGTTCCATTGTCTAACTATGTTCCTCACCGCCATAATATCTTTGCACTTTTAACAATGTAGCACTAGCACCCTCAATGTAGGCTGCGATAATGACATTTCTATATAGCTCACTATTTTCCTTATCAATTCCTACCAAGCCTTCTGTTGATTTCAAAGGCTCAATTGTAAATTTATAGGCATCCTCTACTACCCATCTAGGAACGCCTTTTGAAATTAAATCCTTACAAAATTCATTCATAATTTAACCTTTTAAAATTAGTGGATGAGAAGGGATTCAAACCCTTCTTGGTGGCAATACCTCCCCAGTGACCCAGTACACGGAATGTTTAATCAAGAAATCCGCTCCAAGTTTGCGAGGGTCGCATTGCTTTCAGTTGCCAATGCCACTCATCCGTTTGTCAGCGACAGATGCGAATTTGAAGACTGTGCACCATTCCCAACCTTGCCCAAGGGTTTCTGTCGCTGACTGATGGGCATTTGCCAATGGCTATCGGCAATTTTAAGTGTTCACATCTTACGATGCGGTATTAACTATTTCCCTGCCCAAGGGAACAACCATTAGCGATAGGCTATTTGTAGATATGGAAACTTCCAAATAAAGCCGTGCGACTCCTAAGTTTACCATCCTGCCCCCACGCAAGGCATCACACGGCTTTGATACGTGGAAATTTGGTAGATTATGGCAATCCTACCTTGACTTTCTTATATCATTCCGCTGCCAACCTGCCGCCCAATCTACCGGAGCTGCATTACAGCAGTGAAACGATGTATTCACACTATACAAAGCAGCTCTGAACCCATCCAGTTCTTCTGCTGTGAACGGACAATCCTTGTTTACTCGCCTTGTCATAGTTTCACTACATTATAACCAAGACAACTTGCAAGGTCGAGGAACACATTAAAGTCTTCCTGCGCAAGTTCCGTTCCTGATACTACACCATTTTCCAAAGTGAAGTAACGCTTTGTGTTGTAAAGCGTATCTTCCAAGCAATAAGTTTCTTTCATTTCTTCTTTCTAATCAATTGTAAACAACCTTTCGACTGGTCTCTTTGTGATATTCGGGTTAAGGGAATTGGTTACTTCCTTTTCCCAAACACATCTGAACTCTCGGGGCATCTGGTATTCGCTGATAAATACCTTATGACCTCTTCTAGCCATTTCCATGCACCATATATAGAATCTTTCGTAATCGAAATTCTTTGATACATCATACTTTTTCGTAGCTTTGTAAGGCAAATCGCAATACACTATACTCCTATCCGGTATCACAAGTTCATCATAACTGCCGCTATAGAACTCAACACCTTTGAGAAGAGGCACATCACGCATTGTGTTTTCTATCTGCTCCCTTATGTAATCTCTTACCTTTCCGTTCTTGCCGACCACATTATGTCCGCTATAGCCACCATCAAAGAAACGACCATTAAAGCTCGCCATAAAGCCAATTAGTCCGACACCTGCTTCTGTGAAGTAATTATTCTTTCCATGATAACAGTCTCGTGCAAAGTTATACAACGTCTTGCTAATATGGTTGAAGACAAACCCATCATTCTGAAGATACTTCCACATTTCGATAAGATACCTATTCTTATCGTTGGCAATCCTGCGATACGTGTCCGGCACATTTTCAATAACACTACATCCACCACAGAAAGCGTCAACAAACGTATCATGTTCTTTGTCCAGCATAATCGGCAATATCTCATGCACGATTCTAGCCTTACTACCCATGTACTTCATCCTATCAACTTCTTAATCATTTTAACACCTCGCTTGCCAAACTTTCGCCCGACAACCGCATTGTAACTCACTCCATCAATGGAACACTCATCCGGATAACGTTCTTCAAGCCAGTCTGTGAACTTCAGCAAGTTGAAGACCAGCTCTTTTCTTGCCAAAAGAAACCGCATATCAATGAACTTTCCAAAGCTTACACCGAAGATTTTCTGAAACTCATTACCTATCGGCAAGAACTCACTTGGTTCAATCTTCATCAGCTTGCTTTCTTAGATGTCACACTCTCCAAAGGATAGTCACTCTTCATAAAGTCACTAATTCCTATATAAGTTCGCTGTAAATCCTTCTCATCGTCCTTCAGGTCTTCCGTTGCATTGATAGCCGCCTCATTCAAAGTCTGTTCATCAAAGACACCTTTTCTTACCTTATCGAAATAAGAAAGAATTTCTTTAGTCATCAAATGGTCAGCCAATCTCTTGAAATCCTTATCCATCACCAATGCCATGAAGTCATAAGAGTTTTCAAAGGCCAATATAGGGGCAAAGTCCTTGAACGCTTGCATTAAGTTAACATGCAAATCTTCATACAACTTACGGATGATATTCTCATAAGTTCCCAAACAAAGGTTTGTCAGATTGTACAGGATGATTGCATTCGCATAAACTCCCGATTTTTCTCCAATCCCTAAGTTCTGTAATCTTAAAGCAAGCTTATCTCGCAACTTATACAAGTCTCCACTAATCTTGTCATAGAACGTCATTGCGAATTCTTCATTAAAATCTGCATTAGGAACATAAGCGTCATAATACTTAACCACCTTTCGAAGGTTCTTCTTGCAGTCTACCCACTTCTTCTTAACTTCAAACCTAACGCATTTCTTCTTCAGAATACTCTTTTCGATTTTCTGCATAAAGCACTCTGCTAAGACCATTTCGACATATACATACTGCTGAAGATAAGCCCTAGTAACGACCATAATCTTATTCACTTCGGTTTCGGTCATTCCATTCGGAACACTTATGACTATCTTCTTGCCACCTACATTCAACAAGACTCTTCTGAAACAATTTACACTAGGCATGATGCTTTCTGTTTGAATATTCAACAACCTTGTTATAGCACTCTGTTCTAACCAAATCCTCGACCTTATTCAATGTGCAAACCTCATGGGTATCATTCATATTGACTTGTGGGCAGCAAATCTGATAAAAATACTTTGTCCTGATGGTGAAACCAAACAACTTGATTTGTTCTCTGATTACCCGACCAGACACCACCTTATCAAGTTTCTTCTTGCCATCGAAGAGATTCAAACTCTCTTCTCTACGATATACAATATCGGTCTTAACCGAAAAAATCTTTCCGAACATAACTATTCCTCCAAATTTCTAAGCGTTTCAAGACTCTCATCATTATCAACATCATAGCCGATATGATATTCGTTGCCTATTCTAGCACCAACATATACCTCTTCTGCATCCAAGATATAACGGAACATCTGTTCACGCACCTTTATCTGTTCTTCATTCAATCCTAGTACATCAAAGCACTCTTCCTGCAATGACTTATATGGTTTCGTTCCCATATATGAGACATAAGCCAGCTTGCCTTCCTGATGCAATGGCTTCCACTTCTCCCACCAATGGTTGCGGTACTCCAATATACCTCTTTCTACTCCATCGGCACAAACATGTTTAACTATTCGTAATTTCATTATCTACCTTTTTTAAAACCACTTTAACTATCTTCCCATCACACTTGAACACACGAGACTTAATCTTGTATGTCAGATTGTTAATCACAACTTTATCTCCTACACAAGGCATAAAATGAAAGTCGTAATTTTTCCAAATGATATTTCCTTCGTACTCGAATTCAACCATTTTTCTGCTCTCCTAATGTTTTCCTATATTTATCTAACATTATTGAATTAATCTCAGACCAAAAAGTTACAATTACGTCTTCGAAATCAACATTATGTTCCTTTGCTATAAAATTACTAGCACTGACGAAATCAAAATAGCCTTCAATCGTCTCTTGTGTACCTGTACATATTCGTGTTATGCCATTCTTGACATACTTAGCCACAAAATAATAGCCTTTCTTCATCGCAACAACTCCCTAATAAATTCGTTACGCATCGGCTCAACGATGCTTGTATACAAACTCTGCTTATCTTCCGGAATATCATCCGGTGTAATAGAGAACATCAACAAATATGACATCGGAATCTCCAATACCTTGCATATTGCATCAATCTTACCCTTACGTGGAAACGTTCTTCCGGTCTCCATAAACAACATATTTGTCTCGCTACAACCGATAGCCTTACCAAGTTGTCGTTGGGTCAAGCCCTTGCTTACCCTCATTGTCTTAATCGCCTTTCCTAAATCCATAATAATTCAACTTATAAAAACTATTTCTTTAACTAAAATATTATTTCTCAATCTCCTCAAAAACTTTATCGTCTTGATGTTCACAGCTTACGTTTCATGCACCTTTACACCATCAATTTTACGCAAAACAACATTACCATGCGTGCTGCCAAAGATAAAGCATTCCTCGCCCATCCACCGCACCATGTCGAAACGCTGGAAGCGAGACTTACCTATCTTATGAGAGGCTATCGTGCTTCTGCGGATGCCACCTTTCTTTGGATTCGCTACATGCAAGGCTCTCGTATGACGGGGAACACAACGGCACATGAAGAAGAATTCCAACCGCATTGCATTTACGTTCTTGGCAATACAGAAAGCATCGGCTGCATGGCTCTTAGCAATACCATTCTCTATGCGAGTGTGCTTAGTTATGTAACCATAAGTCAAGTGAACATTCCCAAACTCTGCCTTCGCTCGCTCATAGACCGCCCAACGCATAATGTTCATCACCGCAGCATCACGCAAAGTAGTGCCACGCTTGACTTTCAAGTCGAACTCTCCACGATGGTAAGCCTTGTGGCAGGTCTCGCAAAGCGTTACGAGATTGCTTGGGGAATTGCTACCAGTCTTGCGGCTCTCCAAATGGTGAACATTCAAGATAGGGTCTTTGCTCTTACCCTTGCAGTGAATGCACTTGTGCCCATCCCTTGCCAAGACGTACTCCCTAACATTCCAAAAGCCCATCTGTTCGCCCTGCTGATACTCCTCACCCTTGATGTCGGTATTCTTGATTTTCTGAGCATCGAACTGAGCAACCTCAATAGTGGTCTTCGTAATTGGAAGTAACTTATGAACCAAGCGGATAACCTTCAAGTGGCTCTCAACCTTTTGCTCAATACTGGGTGCAAGCCAACCATCTTTCTTCTTGCGGTTATCAAAACGAACCTTGCGGTAACGTGTCTTGCGGTTTCGCCTTGTCCGTCTCAACTCCCTGCGAGCAGAAAGCAAGTTCACAACATCACTTCTTAACTCAACCTGCGCTGCAAGCAGCTCCTTCTTCTCGGAACTAGCCGAAACGCCTATGTGCTTTGAGCCAGCATCAATGCCAAGGCTCACTTCCTGCGTATAGGTGGTGCTCTCATAATCCAACTGAACGATAAACGGAACACGGCTGACAACATGAGCCTTACCATGGCGAAGAAGATAACCTATCCTCGCTCCACGCTCGCTTGGCATCAATGCCTTACCTTCCTTGTTCCTTACGTAAATCATAAAAATTAATTTAAATTAATAAATAAATCTCACCTCGAAAGGTGGTTGTGCGCCCATCGCCAATGTTATAGGATGGTTTCTTGCCGACAACACCGCAAGTTTCCTCGCTTTTAATCATCGACCGCAGAGGTCAGAACTTGGACGGACATCCTGACGTGCCTATGTATTCATCCCTAACGTAGCTCCCAATTCCATTCGGGGCTGAGGCTAATCCGCTCCAGACGATTGAATGGATAACCGCTGTAGCCTAATCAAAGGCTTCCGGAACTAGGATTTTAATTTTTCAAATCTATTCTTAATTGCAATCATGGCATCCTTGACCCCATCTTTGTAACCAACAGAATACAAGGTGCAATCCTCTTCGCTTGGCTTTCCGGTCTTCGATTTCAGAAATCCCTCTATCTCACGGAAACCATGCTCCAAGAATCTAAGGAACATCGCATTCTTCGTGATAGCTGGTCGTAGGGTATCTTTAACCCAATCCCAGCCATCACCATAACCTAACGTGAAATTTGATTTGCCACAATATTTCACTTTCGGTTCATCAAGCCATTGTTTTAAAATTTCTTTCTTTGTCATTATCTCCAGTTTTTGTGGTGTGTCTCACCATTTAAATTTGTCTCTTAATTACATTGCAAAGATACAAACAAATCTCGAAATATGCAAGTTATTTAATGTATTTATATACGTGTTTAAAGTATTTTAATCTTTAAGCATTAATACAACCATTCATTTAGTAGATTTTTGCATTTTATGCGTTCAAACACTTGAAAGTTTTTGTAACCATATTAATCAAATTCAGTTTTTAACGTGTGCCTCACGCTTTGTAATTTTTGCATCTTGCAGCGATTTCTGTCAGTCTCTTCCCTTGTACTTTCGTAGTGCTTCCTTTCTTGCATTTTAAAACATTACCTGCGCTAGTATTTAGTAATCCCAAGAAATGGATACAACAAAAGCAACTTCTAAAATTCTTATCCATACTTCATTTCCGCTTTAAGTTTCTTTCTTTGAGCCAAGAACATTACTATCTCTTCAAAGTCATCACAATTCAAGAGCATCTGACCAACCTGCCATTCCGTAGCTTTCTGCTTTGCATCCTCCATGCCCTTTGCAAAGAATGTGATTTGCTTGCCTTGGCTTCGATTCTCTGCCGTTACTTCAAGTGTACCGAATTCAAGCTCGGTAGTATTCATACTGAGACCTTCATCAAATAGCCTCAACAAATGATTAAAAAGATTACTTCTATCCATTTTTCAACCTTTCGTTTTCTTGTTTTAATAAATCCTCAAACTCCTTACGCTTTGCTCGCATATTCTCGAACCATTTACTTGGTGTTATAGGACACCCCATAAGCCAATGGTCGAAGTTTGGAACAGGCAAATTGAACTCACTAGCTTCAATAGTATAATCATACCATTTCAACAACTCTTCCTCTGGAGCATCCTTGTCTATATCAGTTACAATAGTAGCCATATCGAAGGTAAAATCACCGCAATTGGCTATTTCTCCAACTTGGTCTCCTATCCAATATGTCTCCGGATTATCCAATCCATAAAACTCATGCTTCTCACAGAATGCCTTCAAGTAAGCATTACAAGCATTCTCGTAATCTTTCTTTAACTTTTCTTTATACATAATCTTTAATCCTTAAACAGTTTCTTAACCTCGCTATTCTCCTCCTTTGGATGGGAGCACATAACTACTTGCGTTCTTGGGTTATGCCTCACCTGCCATTCGCAAGTGTTGCAGCCCAAATCACCAACTTTATTAATGGCATTGGTATATCTGCCTTTCTCATCATAGGGGCAATCAGTAACAAAATCCTTTCGTCCCCAGATGTACTCATCTATCTTGTATGAGATAGCATTTGCTTTCTCCTTTTTCTCGTTACTATTTAAAAACATCATATCGTCAATATTTAAAATAGACATAGCTGACCATCATCAGCGACCTTAACATTACTCTCAGAAAACCAAAGTTCCTTGAATATCCTCTCCATGCAAGCTACGACAATCGAATTTCCAGCAGCCTTTTGAAGACTTGACTTCGACACTCCACTTTCAAGCATCTTGTCTATGTATTCTTCGTCAACGTTCATTAAGCGGAAGAGTTCTCTCGGAGTCAAACGCCTAATGCGCAACCTTGTCTCTCCAAGCACAACCAAGGAGTCCTTGCTCGCAGATGTAATGGTATTGGCTATGTTCTTTCCAAGTTCGACCTTTGAACTATGCTTTTCGCCTTTTATCCACTTCCCCTCAGAACGAGTTCTTATAGCTGCACTCATAGGTTCTTTCCATTCATTCGATACAAATTTCTCTTTACATAGCAAGTCATCACTAAAAAAGTACTTCTCATCCACATTTTCCTCCAAGACATCAACCAAGTGTTTCTCTAGCTTTGTCTTTCTCGGAAAATGATAATCTATCTTATCACCATCGTTTCGTATAGAGAGCATGAATACACGCTTTCTGTTCTGAGGAACACCGCAGTCGGCTGCATTTACCACCTTAGCGAAGTTGATATATCCATATGATTCTAACTCCTTGCGCCACTTGTTAAAGAACCCAATGAACTTTGTTTGAACCAAAGCCTCTACATTCTCCATCAAGAGGTATTTCGGTCTCTTGGTAATGATGGCGTTTCTTGTGAACCAAAGGATAGAGGAACGTGTACTGCTTCCCTCCTCTATTCCTTTCTGCTTTCCGGCTTGCGAAACAGACTGACAAGGTGTTGAATATGTCAGCAAGTCAAAATCAGCAACCTTGCTCCAATCTATCTTTGTCATATCACCGAAATTCTTGCCGGACAGACTAGAAAAGCAAGCATTATGCAAGGCTATTGCACTTGGCTCTATCTCTGACCATCCGATACACTCGTAATCGAAATCAGAATATTTCTTCTTCAGTCGCTCCAAAGCCATCAGTTGAGAGTCATATCCGGCACATAGTTCAAATGTCCGTATCTTCATTTCTCTAAGCTTTTGAATTAACTCTTAACCCTGCCTTAATCTCGGCAGCTATTCTACCTTCGTTTGCCAATCTGTCGCAAAGCACGTTATATTCAACTCCCGAATGGCTCTTCACCTTGCGCCAAGTGATGTGTGCTACATGAGCGGAATGCTTTCTAAACTTCTCCATCAAATCTAAGTTCTTGTGTGCAGAATAAACACCGCTCAAAGTCTTAAGTGCATATTGGCTATCACTATGAACCGTCACAACCGCACCTTGTGGGCAATGACCAACACCACAAATGATTGCCAAAAGCTCCATACGGCTAATTGTCGTGTCTATAGTTCCGTAGTTTCCCTGCTTATACACCTTGCCTTCGTGTAAAATCACATAGGCAGCACCACCAGTGTACTTTCTTCGCTTGGTATCAGTCCGAAGAACCGCAGAACCATCTGTCCACACTTCGTAGCAGTCGTGCATCTTCTCTTCCTTGGTCTTGAACTTGAAACCATGCTTGCGGTAAGTCTGACTTGGATTTTTCAAGGAATTCCATTTCTTGACCAAATCCTCCCATTTCTTAGGGACTTTACCGCTTGGAAGCAACCATCCAACATCATCGAAGCGACCATAAAGCCACTTTAGATTGTCTTTCATAAAACCTGCCATCGAGCAATACATTGCAAACTCTTCATAAGTTGGCTTTGCAACGATTCTGTGCTCATCGCCCTCTGTTTGTCTTCTTTCTCCCATAGCTTCTTTCTTTTGTTTGTTTTCTTCCCTACAAGCAACCATCTACTATGTTATAGCGATATACTATGTATATCACTATAATCTATTACTTGCTCACATATACGCTAGGATATAGTGAAGTGAAGTAATATATGTGTTGCAAAAGGGAAATACTTACATTTTTTGTTTTTTACCCATATAATTTGTAAGATACTCATTACCTTCTATTAAGTCATTTTCTCTTATTCCTTTCTTTGTAAACTTAGTAGTTACACGATGTACATGATTCCAAAGCAAGTGCATAAACTTACGCTCTTCTTTAGCATCATTCATCGTATAAACCTTTCCGAGAGTTTGCCAACCAGACCATTCTCCAGTCTTTACATTGCGCCACGCAAAGAAACGACCTTTCTTTGGATTTTTTGCATACCATTGTTTCGCAGTAACATCATTTAAATGGGGAATAACACATTCAGATACTAATTTACTCTCTCTTACTACACCATCATTCACCATTTGCTTGATGTACCTTGAAACGGTTGACTTAGAACGTCCAATTCGCTTTCCAAACATGCGATGGGTCTGTACCTGTTCCTTCTCCGGTATCTCTACGGAATTTTTATGTGAAGTCTTATAAGTAGCCCTTTGACGAACAAGTACATCGTTTTTTAGAAGAACGAGTCGGAGCATTTTCTTTATCTCCCTTAAAGTATGTGGCTGGTCTTTGTCATATTTCAACTTATATACATTGTCTTCGCTTGTTGCCTTGTAACCATGATAGCAAGATTTCATGTTGTTACGGAATGGCTTGCAAAAAAGCACACCATTCTTTTCGCAATATGAAACAGCCTTAGATTTCAACATCGCATCGAAAACTCTCTTTGCAGTGTTGTACTTGCAATGAAGACATTTCATTAAAGCCTTAATCGGCTTTCCTTTAGTATGTAAAGTTGAAAATTCAAAATGCTCTTTTATAATTACGCTGGCACAGAACACCTCAAAAGCCTCTTCATTCTCCAAGGCTTTAGACAATCTTGCAATTGGTATGTTCAATGTTCTATTCCTCATAATTATAACACTTTTTATTCTAATAAGGACAAAAGAAATCCTTACCCTTCATTCGTCTGACACCGAAATCTAGGTAAGGATTATCGTGATGTGGCTTTCGCCACGGAAAATCTTATTGATTCTTGTAAGCGTGTCAGCACCAACAAAGCACGCTGCAAAGATACTAATTTATTTTCAAACTGCAATGGTTTTAATGTGTTTTTCTATTCTAATTGCGCATTTTTAACACCTAACACAATTTTAGTTACATATATAAAACTGCAAATGCATTAAGCCGCTTGCAATTTTAACATTTTACACTCTAAGGCATTTTCAAGACAAAAAAAAAGCAACCACCATCACTGGCAGCTGCTCCATAAGTTGTTACCTTAAACCAATCTAAAACCTTAATAACTAAAAACCAACCTAATAAAATAACTTTTTCTTATATTTTACCGTGAGAAAGAAAATCATCGTAACCAGCATCAAGGAAACGACCCAAAAGGAAATCATACCGAATTTCCAATAGAACAAGTCCCATCCCTCCAAGTCTTTCTCAATATATTCCTTTTTGGTCTGGGCAATACTCAATTCTCTGTTTAGGCTATCCCTCTGAGCCTTATATATACTCGCTCGCTCTGCTATCTCCTTATAATGAATAAGGCTATCACGAACCTTGGATAGTTCCTTGCTGTCCCTGTATCTAATCTCTATATGAGTAGAATCCTTACCTAGCACCTTACCACTCTCATCTACCCTTGTCTTGACATCATCCTTGATGTAAGTGGAATCCTTAACCTGCTTTTCGGTCTGCTCCCAATGATAAGACAGCAAGCTATCCCGAATAAGCTTGACCCTTTCGTTGACAATTGAGTCCCAATGGGCATAAGTAGTTGTGTCTCGCACCACTTTTTCTACATCTACATATCTTGTCGTCCGGCATCCGTACATCATAAGCATGATGAAGAAACCTACCAATATGGTAACGAGCCAACGCCACCAATCAAATCTAAGCTCCATATCAACCTCCTTTTTGTGTGCAAAGGTACAAATAAAACCAATAGGAACAATTTTTCTGCCCACTCTCTCTTTTTCAAAATTTCAAAAGTGAAGAAAAACCACCACCCAATTAAGGATGATGGTCTTACTAATGCCTTAGTTGAGCCTGTATCTCGTAAGATTACCAAGTGATTATCTTTCCGTTGTTACATACGAGCTTTCCGTATTGTATATTTCCAACTCTTCGAAGCCATCCATGCAGGTTCACACTTTGCTTTGGGTCATTGTTCACAATCGCATTGAGAAAGGCAATTCGTGACACCTTCAACTTATCGAACAACGACCATTGGCCTTGTTTGTATGAATTGATAGCAGCCAAGGTCATGTTACCCATGATACCATCAGCTTTTGTTCCTACGATAGTCTGAATCTTTTGTACGGCTCTGCTTACTCCACTATTATAAGCAAAGTCAACCAAGAGATTAGCCACCGACTGGTTGTTGATTTGGTCAGCTTTACAAGCATCCCAATAGTATTTCTTGAATATGTGATGCCATTGTTCATCGGTTATCTTCTTCAAGTCCGATGCGGTCTTACTAGCACCATAAACTTTACGGAACGTCTCTAGAGTCACGCCTTTCATCGTTGCGCCTCCCCTATCACTCTTTTTGTTAGAATATCCACCCTCGAATGAGAGGATGAATGGTTGTAAAATACTTGAGTCTGCCATAGTCTATTTGTCGTTTATGTTTTGATGTTCGCCACGTTCCCCTATCGTCTTGGTAATGCCAGCCGTGACGAACAAACTAGCTACACTACCAACAAATGCACTTAACCCCATCAAATCGGTCTTGATCGTCCCATAAGTCACCACTTCCCACACTAAGATGAAGCATACAACTAAGAGCATCAAGAAACCTATCAAGGTCACGGACACTAAGAAGAATGCCTTGCTTGAATGTCCGCTATTAACTTGTATGAGTAATTTTAGATACTTAACCATATTTTAATCCTCCCTGTCACGATATATCTCATTTTCTTCCTTTTCAACCAACGTTTCTAAGGATTCTCGCTTTCTTGGTGGGGTTCTAAGTTGGCATCCATCCTTGATGCATCTGTTCCATTGTGCCTCATGCAAGGCAAGCTTCAAATCGTTCTTCTCATCCCTAAGATTGCGTATGGTAATACGATACTGATTGATTTCCTCATACAATTCATCTACTTTACTATTAAGATTAACGACCGACTCGTTGGAACGTTCATAGAGAGCCTTCCACTCATCGGCATATGATGAAATAGTCTTATTCTCTTCCTGTGATGCGAGTGCCGCCTCCTTTCGTTTTCTACTATTATAGTACAGCAACGTGGAGATAACTCCAGATGCGCAAAGAAGATTAATTCCCGTCTGTATTAATTGAATAGTTTCCGCTGTCATTTCCTTATGTTTTTTGTTGCAAAGATAGCTATTTATATATAATAATGTGAAAATAGCCGAGTCAGAAAACTACACAATTAATTTTTGTGCAAATAATCAAATTTTTCTTTAAACTAAGTTATAACACATTAAAATATTTGCTCTATCAATAAAATTTCATTACCTTTGCAAATACAGGTGAGTCACACCATAAAAAACTGAATAAAAATGAAGATAATAGAACAAGATACAATAGACATCATTAAGGCGCACATAAATGAACGACCAAGATACAAGTTGGCACAAAAAATGGGTGTCAGCGTGAAATTCTTGTATAAGATTCTACATGATTGCAATTGTAAAATCGAACATAAAAGACCTGTTCCGAAACCCAACAAGAAGCGTGATGAACAAATTGCAAAGCTTTACACCAACCATTCAGTCAAAGAGATTGCCGAGATTGTAGGGTGTCATCCGTCTACAGTAGGAAAGGCGGCAAAAAGACTAAAGCTTACTCATTCGAATGAAACTATCGAAAGACTTAAAAAGAATAGTTTGGCAAATTTAAAGAAAGCGTATGAGAAAGCAACAATAAGTAAAAGGGTAAAAAGCTGGCAAAGAACCATGCAGATGGAGAAATTCAGAGTTATATCCTGCATTCCGCAACAGACAAGATTCAAATTTGCGGATATGCCTATAAAAGCATATCATGCCAAGTACAATCTCATAACAAAGCATGGATATTTCGCTTTCGAAGGTGAGCCATACACCATAGGTTATGACCGGAATACTCATAGGATGAATGAAGAATACTATAAGAACAAATATGGATTTTCTTTTGAGGAGGATGAAGAATGCCAAGAAGATTAACAAAAGAACAGATAGACTATATTAAAGTCCACATCAATGACTACCCACGAAAGGAAGTAGCCAAGGCTGCTGGTGTTACACTACACACCTTATATAAATATATCACTATTTTAGGTGGCACAAAAATAGACAACAAGTTGAGTAAAGAAACCATCAGCCAAATTTCCGTCATGTACCAAACGATGACAGCAAGGGAAATTTCCGAAGTGTTGAATATTCCTCAATCTACAATATTAGGACAAGTCAGTAAGCTTGGTTTAAAACACAATGTAGAAACGATAAATAGAATTCGCAAAGAGCGTAACAAGTCTTTGAGAAACTATTGGAATAAAGAAAAGTATGCCAATAAAGGCAGAAAGTTGCATATGCAATATAAAATGGACGAACTTAGAGTGTTGTCGGGTAAGCCTCAAGAAACAAGGTTAAGAATAAGAAAACTCTCCCCAAAGGCTTTGAATGCGAAGATGTATTTGCGAAAGTCTTATAACTATTTCTACTCTAAGGGTGAGCCATTTATTCTCTGCTATGACTCCGAGACGAAAAGACATCCGAAAGAGGAATACTATACACGAAAGTTTGGCTTTAAATTTGTGTGCGCTTAGTTTCCGTTTGCAATTCCGTTTGCATTTTTTTGTTTTCTGCAAACGGAATTTGCAAACAAGCCTTTGTTTTTTCGCCCATTCGAAAGTATGATATTACCTCCTATCACCTTAACTACTTGATTATTAGCGAATAAAAGAAAGTTTGATAGAGTTATTAAACCTTTTGCTTATTATTCGTAACTTTGCAGCCGTAACGTTACATAGAGTTAGTTTAATTAAGGTTTAACACAAAAAGATTATTCTTATGGAGACTTCAAAAACTTATGTTTTTAATCCAGAGGGTTCAGGTAACAATGGAGGAATGATGAGCTTGATAGCTCCTTTGCTCCAACAGAGAGGCGTTGACCCAAACGTTCTTCTTGCGATGAAGGGTAATAACGGATTCGGCAATGGTGATGGTTCTTGGTTCATTTGGCTGCTCTTTATCCTTTGCTTCTGTGGTTGGGGCGGTAATGGTTTCGGCTTTGGTGGTCGTGGCAATGGCGCAGGTCTTGCCAATGAAATCAACAATGACTATGGTCGTTCCTTGCTTATGGATGCAATCGGTGGCAATCGTAATGCACTCAGTAATCTCGCTACTCAGCTCAATTGTACTGAAGGACAGATTCAACAAGCAATCTCTGCCTTGACAACCCAAGTTCAGAACGTGGGCAACCAAGTAGGCATGAGCGGAATGCAAACCATCAACGCTCTTCAGCAAGGTAACATGCAGATTGCATCACAACTCGCTGATTGCTGCTGCCGTGTAAATAACAATATTACGGCTATGGACGGAAACGTCAAGTTGGCTATGTGTCAGCAGACTGGCACTTTGCAGAATGCCATCAACAATGTAGCCGTAAGTCAGGAACGAGGCTTTTCTAATGTTGCTTTCGAAACCAAGGGTCAGACATGCGACATTTTGAATGCTATTAAAGATAGTACTCAGACCGTAGTTAATGGCCAACGCCAAGCAGAACTCAGAGATATGCAGGACAAGATAGACCATCTTCGTGAAGAGAATGGAACTTATAAGTCTTCTGCCATGACTTCGCAGATTGTAGGTCAAGCTATGGCACCTGTCAACGCTATGTTGGCTGGCTTGCAAAAAGAGGTAGATGGTATCAAGTGTAAGCTTCCATCAACTGTCACAACCAGCTACAGCCCATTTACTGCTGTTCCAAATTGCGTTGCTTGGCAAACAGGCTTATATGGTCTGAATGGTGTCAACAATGCAAGCTTTTGGGGTTAATTAGGAAAGGAGGCTGCTATGTTATGGATGAGACCTTTTGCATGGGTTAATCGTAACGGCTCGGCAGCTATCGCATCTACAGGCGTGGTGGTGAACACCGAAAATGTTGTTTTCTCGTTCAGAAACCACGCCTTCGTGAATGCTAACTATAGGGGAACTATCTTTGTAAACCTACATCAAGCCATTCCGACAGGTACGACAAATACGCTGCCAATCCTTTTCGAGACCAATGGCGTAACCCAAGCTGTAACTAAGTTCAACGGCAATCCTTTGACGGTAGCCGACATTGCAGGAACTGGAGTTTATCAGTTTTGGTTCGAGCGAGATACTAACACCCTTCAGCTAATGACGGGTATTGTTTAACAATTAACATTACAAAGCTATGTTTCAAGGACTTCGACCTAACAGCATATTCTATGTGCTTGACAAGGGTGAAAACCCAAGTCTTAAAATCGGACAGGTTGTGTCGGTCAGTAACCCACAACCTAAGTTCCCGACATATACTCCTGGGCAATTCAACCCACAACCAATGGAGACTACCGTTGATGTTGTCGTAAAATTGCCGAATGAGCAAATGGAGTTCAAACAACTCCCATCCAACATGCAAATCGCAAACTCAGAGAACCTTGTGGTTTCTGAAAGTCGTGAAGCCATGGATGCGGAAGTTGAGGCTATGTTTCGCCATTCTAAGGAGATTGTGGAAAGCGAGCCATACCACAAGAAGGTTATGGAAGAGTGCGCAAAGATGCGTGCCATCTTGAATCCGCAAATAGCCAAAGACAGACAACAGGAAGAAGACATCAATAACCTCAAAAGCGAGGTCAGCGGAATGAAGGGAACTTTGACCGATATTAAGTCTATGTTGTCAGTGGCTTTGGAAAAAGTTAATACAAAAAAGTAAATCATTATGGGATACATGATAGAAATTACCGAAAACAAGGTAAATGAAATGTCGGAACTTGTAGAGAAGATGCTTAAGTATGGTGGTAAACTCATGCACTGCATTGATGAAATGGGGGATGACAAGTATGGACGAATGGGTCACAGAAGCCCAATGCCGGATTACCGAGACAATTGGGATGATGACGATGATGACCGCTATGGTGAAAGACATGGTGGTCGCAGAGGTGGCGGTTATCGCTATTAGTATTACACTTTGAGGTGGGGAGAAATCTCCACCTCCTTTAAAAGCTTTTATTATGGGAAGATACAAAATACCACTTGACGCATACGATATGAAGCCTGAAGGGATGATTGCATACCTTCGCTACAATGGTTGGCACTTCAATAAAAAGATGTGCGATTGGGCTATTACCTTAATGCGCAAGATAAACGCAACGACTGGTAAGCTCGAAAAAGTTGAACCGACAGAAAAAGATACAGTCGAGGAACTTCTTAAAGTCAACAACGTAAAGTTGGAGAATGCCGACAATTACGATTTCGTTTATGTCGCAAACATGGCTAGAGCCGATTTCTTTAAGTCTTCTTTAAAAGACGAAGCTGCTTTGGCTCAATTCATTAAGGATATGGTGGATGACCCAGACCAAGCGGACGGATTTATTTTCAATAGATTTTATGCCGATTGCAACCATAATGGTATCGGCATTCCATGGGATGATGTATTATGATTAAACAAGAAATTTACTTGGAGAAATACGATTGGAATGTGATTGTATGTCATGTAGCTAATCAAGAAGATGTTGACGAAGCTATGGACTTACTAAGTTCCATTGATTGTAAGGGGCAACCATTATTGGATGCATACGACCACATTTCAACCGATTCTTCAAACAAAGGATTGACATACACAAATGTTTCAAAGAAAACAAGTGTTGTGCTCATTTGCAAGTCTACTTCTGAAGGTGAGTATATAAATAGTCTCACACATGAAATGTTTCATGTAGTAGCACATATATGCAACCATCTGGGAATAGATATGCAAGGCGAAGAACCATGCTATCTTATGGGATGGCTTTGTCAGTCGATATTATAGAAGATTTCCTTATAAGTTTAACTTGGCGGGCAGACCTTGGATTTTTCCATCTGCCCTCCTATAAAATTACAAGAATATGAGTTGTTCGAAAATCAAAAATTACCTTTATGAACGTTTTAATGAGGATTTTAACGTTCTATCTGAGAATGAAAATCGAGTTATCATTACATTTGATGATAATGACTTGTCGTTACTCGTAAACAAGATGGAGAATAAATTATTCATTCTCGTTCCGCTAACTAAGATGCATTCGTTTGAACATCATCCGGATTGGATCTTGGTAGATGGAGAACGCATAAATAGCACTCTATTTTGGAAGGAATGCGGTTGCCAAGTGATAGAATATCAAGGTGATGCCCCTATCATCATCAAACAAGAAGCTATTGCGAGAATTATTAATGATTTCTTTAAAAACAGATAACGATTCAAAATTTGCATTAATTTATTTGCAAGAATATCCGTTTTGTCGTATCTTTGCATTGTTAAAAAGGTGAGACACACCAAAACAACTGTGTTTTATAAACTTCATTTTTTTAGGTAATGACATTAATATAAAGGATAAGCAAAAATATGATAGAAAAAGGATATTTAATCAAGAAAAAAGTACTATTTATTGATTTAGACGATACTATAATCAAGACTATTTCAGGAAACACCTTTCCTACAGATGTAACAGATTTCAAAATCCGCAAAGAGGTTTTGGATAAGATAGTAGAAGCATTCCCTACTCTTTACTATGTGGAAATAGTCTCAAACCAAGGTGGCATACCTCAATTCGTTGATGAACAGGAATTTATCGGAAAGATTAAGGCTATTGAAAGCTTTATGCAAAAATATCTTCGCCATCATACTGGACGCAACATCTTTGTCAACTCCATGTATTGCCCATCAAATGCAGAGATTTGCATGAGAAAGCCAAATACAGGAATGCTTGAGTCGTATTCTTCTTGGAAAAAGAGTGAGCTGCTGATGATAGGTGATGCTAGTGGAAAAGAAGGTGACTTCTCAGACTCCGACAAACAATGTGCGGAGAATTTCGGAATTGAGTACATTGATGTAGAAGACTTCTTGAAAATATGAAAACAATAAAAAAGAGAGGCAATCACTTACCTCTCTTACTCTTAATGAAGTGCAGAATATCCCACTTCTTCCAATATCGGGTGTGCCCACGCTTCTTGCATTCTCCGTTCGGGATGTCACCCCTAGCAACCATACGATTAAGAGTAGCATCAGAAACATGCAGCTTCTCCTTAACTTCCTCGGTGCTCAGCATCGGGTTGAGAGCATACGGCAGATAGTTCTCACAAAGGTCTTCTATCTCAT